GGGATGAATGCGGGTTATGGAATTGAGCACACAAATATCGAAGAAGAGGAAAAAGTTGCAATTGAGAAATATGCAGAACAACAAGGATTTAAACGAAAATCAGCAAATTAAGATTTGGAGGTAGAAAGATGAAAAAGTATAGATTTTATTGTGGAACTGGTTTTGCTGGCGCAGCACATGAAGAAGTAGTCGAATTAGAAGATGATGTTACTCCCGAAGAAATTAATGATGCCTTAGAGGAATGGATCTGGGAGCATATAGAAGCATCATGGGAAGCTGTAGAAAATTAAAATTTAACGGAGGGAACGATATGGATTATAGAGACAGGCGGTGCCCGCACTGCGGACGGACAAATGGGTTATATACAAAATATACTTACAAGAATGTCAGAGATTGCTATGACTTTGAGGGCAACATGGTAGGGGAGTCATTTGACGATGCTCAAAAAGTAGGCGGTATAACATTTTACTGTCAGGTTTGTGATAGGGTAGTTTGCAGAGATCACGATCAGTACAAACGTATCTATGGACTAAAATAAGATTGGATGGAGGTACAGATTGAACGATTTAACACATTTATCCCTGTTTTCTGGTATAGCGGGCTTGGACTTGGCAGCGGAAATGGCAGGATTTCAAACGGTCGGGCAGTGCGAATGGGCTGAATACCCAACAAAAGTATTGGAACGGCATTGGCCGAATGTAGAAAGGTGGAAAGATATACATGACTTATCAGCAGATGAATTTTATGGACGGACAGGAATCAAGCCGGGGCGCCTTACCTGTATATCAGGAGGATTTCCCTGCCAACCGCACAGCGTTATCGGGAGCAGGAGAGCGGAGACAGACGAAAGACACCTCTGGCCAGAATACATGCGAGTTGTTAGAGAACTGCGGCCGCGCTGGGTTGTTGGAGAAAATGTTAATGGCATCCTATCAACAATACATGAGTCCGTATGCACCGACTTGGAAGCAGAAAGTTACGAAGTCAGGACGTTTTGTGTTCCGGCTTACGCTGTCGGTGCGCACCATGAAAGATACAGGGTTTTTGTTATTGGCATCGCCAAGGGCGAGTCAGGAGTACAAGCCAATAAGGAGACAGACTCCCACAGAGAAAAATGGAACACACGGACAAACACTTTGTTCGAGCTTGGGCATCATCTTCCCGGAGCATATTGGGCAGTACATAAACCCCCAGTATGCGGAATGGTTAATGGGCTTTCCGATCGGGTGGGGGGATATAAGCAGTACAAAGAGCAAATGATCTGCTATGGGAATGCGGTTGTTCCGCAACAAGCATATCCGATCTTCAAGACGATAGCAGAGATCGAGCGACTAAATTAAATTTATGTGAGAAAGGGGAACGTTGATGGATGGATATATCGAATTGCCTTGGAGTGTCGAGCAAACAATAGAAAATTTAGAGGGCGTCCGGGCCGCAATGATTAAAAGAATACGGACTGTGAACTTGGATGGAGAAGGTGAAGAGGACGTAAAAGAACTTAACTATGATTTTGATAAAGCGATTGAAGCATTGAAAAAAGAGGTGCCGAGACAGGGATATTATGAAGATGATACCGAAGCGGATTGCCCAACTTGCGGATCACTTATAGAGGATTACAATGTAACAACAATAACTCGTTGCCCAGAATGCGGCCAGCGGATTAAGTGGGAGAATTAATTTTTACGGAGGGAAGAAAATATGGGAACTAGAGGTATTTATGGATTCAGAAAAAATAATGTTGATAAAATAACTTACAATCATTTTGACAGTTATCCAGATGGATTGGGAGCCGAGGTTGTTAATTTTTGTAAAGCGATTGATGAACAAAACCTAAGTAAGATTTATGACAATATTGTCTTAATCAATTCCAAGGAAAAACCAACCGCAGAGCAAATAGAAAGTTGCAAGAAGTGGTCTGATTTGAATGTGTCAGAACAAAGTCTGAACGATTGGTATTGCTTATTGCGAAAATCACAAGGAGATTTGTCTGCATATACCAGAGGTCTAAAATATATGAGTGATGATCATGACTTCATCAAAGATAGTCTTTTTTGTGAATATGGCTACATAATAAACCTGGATAATAGTACTTTGGAATTTTGGGTGGGATATCAAAAAGAACCACAAGAAGGTAACCGGTATGGAACAGAGACCGATGATAATGGATATTACCCTTGTAAACTGACACATAGTTTTCCTCTTAGTGATTTATCGGAGGATGCCATCGAAGTTATGAACGGTAGCGAAGCAGAGTAGTTAAAATAAATTAATTTTTGGAGGAAAAATGAATAGATTGACAGAACGAACAGAAAACGGCTGTGCGGTGTATAAAAAACCAACGCCTGAGCCAGAAGGCTGGAAGGCCAACCGGCACGAGGTATTGCAACGGTTAGCAGAATATGAGGATACGGGACTTGAACCAGAAGAAATAAACAAGGAGTTATTCAGCCGCAGTTATTTTAATGATCTTTATGATTTATGCAACAGGGTTTACAAGGAAAAACGTGAAGTGAAAAGTTTTAATGAGTATGTCAAAGGTCTTATTTTAAAAGAATTGGACAATTAAGATTTGATGAAAGAGGGTGAAGGATGAAAAGCGTTTTAAAGTATCCAGGAGCAAAGAACCGACTTGCTCCCTGGATCTGTGAATACATACCCAGACATGATGTGTATTTAGAACCATTCGCAGGTAGCCTGGCTGTGTTTTTTAATAAAGAGCGATGCCATATTGAAACAGTAAATGATTTGGATGGTGAAATAACGAACTTTTATCATGTTCTGCGGGACAAAAGCGAAGTTCTTCAGCAAGTTATTGAATTGACACCATTCTCCCGGCGCGAATATGAAAACGCTTATACTCCGGCCGATAACGATGTCGAAAGGGCGCGTCGGTTCGTAGTTAAGTGTTGGATGGGATTCGGCTGCGGGAACTTATATCAAAATGGATTCAAAACTGGCCAACAAAAAAAGTCACCAAATCCGGCCAAGGCATGGGGCGAGCTATCGGAGACAGTGGCAGTAGCGACTAAGCGTTTGAAGGGAGTACAGATCGAGAATCTGCCGGCCGTAGAGCTGATAAGTAGGTATGATACGGATGATGTATTTATGTATATTGATCCGCCGTATTTGCATGGCACACGTAAAAATTACTTATACCGGCACGAAATGAAGAAAAAGGATCATGAAGAATTATTGCAGCTTTTAAGAAATCATCCCGGACGAATTCTTTTATCCGGATATGATAACCAACTATACAATGATTTGCTTCCGGAATGGCGGAAAGTACAAAAAACAACCCAAGCTGAAGGTGGCAGAAAAAGAATAGAAACCTTGTGGATGAACTACGATGCAGGTCAGACAGAATTGCAATTGATTCAGTAAATTAATTTTATGAGGTGGATAAATGATAAGAAAAGAGTGGCTGAGTAAATTATGTGATTTTTTGGAAGTGTTAAATGAAGATGCTAAAGAGGACGATGAAACAGAGTTGTGTTATATGTTGGCATGTACAGTAAGGGACAATACAAAATTGCTTGTAGACTAAAGTTTAAGAGAGAAGGTGTGACATGGATTTTCCATACAAGAAGGGACAGCCAGTAGAGATACACCACAATGATGAATGGAAACGTGGCGTAATAATGGATACTTGTCGGTTCAGGGACAGGACTGTAACAATCAGGACCGAAACCGGCGAGCAGATTGTTTGTGGCGAGGTCCGGCATGATTTGTATAGACCAGTGGAGAAAGATAAAATACTGACACAGAAAATTATAACAATAGATAGGTACCAACAATTTAGCTATAGTAATTCAAATAATTTTCAAGATACAGTTCAACGTTATCTGGATGATGGCTTTAAAATTTCATCTAGCAATTGTGCGTCAGTGATGCATAACTTTGGTGGTTGGGATGGTGGAAAACCACTTTGCGAAAAAGAATGTATTCATTACTGCGCTGTATTGGTTAAGGATTAAATATAATATAAGCAATGATGAAGAAATATAAGAGGAGGTGACTTTGCTTGCTAAAAGAGCAGCTAACAGAAACACAATCCCAGTATCTTCGGATGCGGGATCTGGAATGTGATCCAGAGGTAGATAACTGGTTTACCAAAATGCCACCTTACTGTTATACGGAACTATGTCCAGATCCGCGATAGCGCCCAGGTGGAGAGTTATACATATAAAGATGCTATAAAACAACAAACAGCGGTGCACCTACCGACCAAAGTATCATGCACCGCTTCACGCTTAAGGAAATTGTATCATAACTCAAATCCTTAAGCAAGTACAGGAGGATAAAACTATGAGCAAATCAGCTAAAAGTAAGATTGTCGATAATATCTTGGTGTCAATGATGGAATATCTCGAAACAGAGCCATTACACATGCTGGAACGCATTATCATGGACGAACTGGCGACAGTCCAGGTGCAGGAAATAACGACACTGCCGGTCGAGTATAAAGGTGATGTGATGGAGAAAAACGAATATATCATTAAGCTGTTTTTGGTAAAAAAGAAGCGGCTCAGACCTAAGACAAAGGAAGATTACTTGAATGCAATAAAAAGGCTGATTACGGCCATAGATTATAAATCCCTTGACCAGATGGACGAAAATGACATTGAGTGGTACTTAAATGTGTATGAGCGTAGGAATGTGATACATGGTGGAAAACTAAATAAGCCAACAACAGTAAACAACGAAATGCGCTTTCTGTCTGCATTCTTCACATGGATGCGAAAAGCTAAAATCATTACAGAAAATCCGGTGGAGTGTATGGAGCCTATGAAGGTTACGTTGAGAAAGATTGATTACTTTTCCGATGATGAAGTAGCACAGTTACGGGATGCCTGTAAGGATATCAGGGAAAGGGCAATCCTTGAGGTGTTCAGAAGCAGCGGGGCCAGAGTGGGAGAGATTGCAGAAATCACACTGGATCAGGTTAACCTTGATACTGGCGATATAACAATTATCGGGGAAAAAGGTGGAAGGATGAGAACGATCTTTCTTGATCCGGTGGCAAGATATTATTACAAACTGTACTTATCGACCCGTACGGACCAGAATCCGCATATGTTTGTTCATTCACGTGCGCCGTATGAAAATATGGGGACATGCGGATATAGGAGCCTGTTTAAACTGATCGGCAAACGGGCTGGCCTGAAAGTAAGAGTATATCCGCATAAGTGGCGGAAAACGTTAGGGATGAACCTGTTAAACAAAGGTGTCAGCCTGGATGTTATCAAAGAGATTATGGGACATCAGAGTACGGCTGTCACATCTACATATTATGCACAGGCAACAATTGATACAGTAAGATATGAAAAACTAAAAGTAGCGTAAAGGAGTGATCGGTTGTCAGCAGCACAGCATTTACAAATTAAAATAACTAAGAAGTTACTGAAGAATTATCGGCGGTTAAGGCGTGAGATTCCCATTCTTGAGTACGAACTTAAGGAAATGCAGACTACAGATTCAGGGATGGGGATTAGTACGATACTAAATTATCAATCAGGCTATCCAGTTCCGGAAGGAGTCAGGGGTTTTGATTGGCCGCTTTATGAGCGGAGAAAAATGGTTCTGGAAAGTAAGAAAGAAAAAATCCAGGCGGTAAAAGATTGGATTGAGGCAATCGAAGAGGGACAAACTCGTTGTGTATTCCGCATGAAGTACATAGATGGTATGGAGTGGGAAAAGATTGCGGCAAAAACGGGTTATGCTGGTAATCCGAATTATCCGAGATTGTATATTCGAGATGCATATTTAAAAAAATGTGGGATTTCGTGAAAATACATCGTTTATATCGGAAATATCGTTGTACAATAGAATTGAGCCAAAGGCGAAAAAGCCGGGCGGCTAAATTAATACTTTACTAATACATTGACAGGCATCCAGAAATGGGTGCCTTTTTAACGCACATTGATCCGACCGGGTGAAACTCAGACCGGTCGGCCTCCTGAGAAAAGAGGTGATTGAGTGAATACAGTGGAGCCGATCCGGGATCTGGATACCGTCATAGACATTGCAGAATATCTGAAAGAACGAAACGAACGGGATTATGTCATGTTTATGTTTGGGATTTATTCAGGGTTGAGGATTTCTGACATTTTAAAGTTTCGGGTGCGGGATGTCCGGGATAAGAAAGTGATACGTATCCGGGAGAAGAAGACAGGTAAAGAAAAACAGTTCCCGATTAATAAGGAGCTGCAACCGATCCTAAGAGACTATGTTGATGGCAAAAGGGATTACGAATACCTGTTTAAGAATCCATATAAGAATAAGCCAATCTCCAGGCAACAGGCTTATAACGTTCTTGCTATGGCGGGGGATAACTTTGGCGTGGAGAGTATTGGAACTCATACGCTTAGAAAAACCTTTGGCTATCATATCTACCAGAAAACCAAAGACGCAGCTATGTTAATGGATATCTTTAATCATTCTGATGTTCATACAACACTTCGCTACATTGGCGTGAATCAGGAGACGAAAGATAAGGTCTACAATACATTATCGTTTAGGCGGTGATGTTTATTTTTTATACGTTTCGATTGACATAAAAGAATTAGTGTTAAAACGGCATAGTGAAAACTGTTTGCATTAATTAGTAGGAATGGATGCGGACGGCGGTTTACAAAATTGCAGATATGTCAATCAAGAAGAAGAACATAAAAGCATAGCAAAGCCTTATCCTATCAGTGATTGTGGGTGTAATATAGCCAGATTGAAGCATATCAATCATGACTTACTGCAAATTACTGATTAATGACAGGTAGGTGACAGGTTAGTGACAGTTTTGGTGGTGTCACACAAATGACCAGAAACCTATATTCTATATGGGTTTGAGTGGTATTGCTGTGACAGTTATGACAGAAATGACAGCTTTTTCAATTCTTTATACGTATTATTTTTATATTCATAAAGAATTTAATAATATCTGTCATAACTGTCATAAGTGTAATTAAAAGAAAAAAGGGAAAGGAGATACTATCTATTGGCTAAAGACTTTGCAAAGGCGTTCTATAAAAAGAATGCATGGCTTAAGTGTAGGCAGTCATACATACAGGAACGTATAGCGGTTGATGGTGGGATGTGTGAAGAGTGTCACAAACAATTAGGATACATCGTACATCATAAGATTCTGCTGACACCGGAGAACATAACAATGCCAGAGGTATCACTTAATCATAATCACTTGGGTTATGTCTGTAAAGATTGTCACGATGAGTATGACGGTCATGGAGTTGGTAATAAAAAAATAAAACCATTGGTGATGTTTGATTCTTCCGGTCAACCAATTTCATTGCGAGAGATCGACCATCCCCCCTAAAATTTTTTCAAAAATATTTCGCTCAGGACCGAGGGGGGAGATTTCTGTAACACGCAGGAAAAAAATAGAGTCCCCCCTACCCAAAGAAAGAAGGTGAGAATGTGCCCCCAATAAGAAAGAAAACGAAAGAAGAAAGGATTAAGGCCGAACGGAAGCGATTAGACGGAATCTACAAAGAAATAGACGGAAAAAAGAAAGCCATTGTTGCCGGACTGATTGATCAGGCCGCACGCATGAGAATAACACTGGATGATTTTGTAGCCGATCTGGATAAGAACGGGTATGTTGAAATGTTCAGCCAGGGAGAGCAGGAACCGTATGAAAGGAAGAGGCCCACCGCCGATCTGTACAATACCATGAATACCGCTTATCAGAAAGTGATTAAGCAGCTGACGGATTTACTGCCAAAGGATGCGCCGCCCAAAGAATCCGAAGACGGTTTTGACGATTTTGTAAATGGCAGAGAGGAAATCTAGTGGCCGGTAAACGGATCAATTACCCATTGGCTTATAATCCCATCCTTGAATACTGGAACCTGATTGAGAGCGGCAAGGAAGTTGTCAGCAGGAAGATATACGTATGGTATCAGTATCTGGCGATTCAGGCAAATAATCCGGGTGAGTATTTTTATAGTCCGGCCAGAGCCAACCATGTATTGGAGTTTGCGGAGAATTACTGCAAGCTGTCCAAGGGTGCCGGTGCTGGAAAAGCAGTGCAGCTTGAATTATGGGAAAAAGCACACCTGGCGGCGGTGTTTGGATTTGTAGACATTAATGGGTATCGTCAGTGCCGGGAATCGGTGCTGATCGTTGGTAAGAAAAACGGTAAGTCTCTGCTGGCATCCATTGTAGGATTATATATGCTTGTCGGAGATGGAGAGCCGGGGCCGGAAGTATACGCGGTCGCTACTAAAAAGGATCAGGCGAAAATCATCTGGAATGAATCAAAACGGATGGTCCGCAAATCACCGGCATTGCTTAAGAGAATTAAACCGCTGGTGGCAGAACTATCAAGCGAACTTTACAATGATGGCACGTTTAAGCCGTTGGCATCTGACAGCGATACACTTGACGGCCTGAATGTCCATTGCGTGTTGATGGATGAAATCCACCAATGGAAAAACGGGAAAGCCTTGTATGATATTATGGCAGATGGCGTTACTGCCAGAGATCAACCGCTTATTTATATTACATCAACTGCCGGGACTGTCCGGGAAGATATTTATGATGATAAATACGATGAGGCGGAACGGGTGATTAACGGCCTGTTTGATGAGGTGGGATACAAAGATCCACATTTCTATCCATTCATTTATGAGCTTGACAGCCGGAAGGAATGGACGGACCCGGACAGCTGGAAGAAAGCAAATCCCGGACTTGGAACCATAAAGAAACTGGATACCCTGGCATCCAAGGTGTCAAAGGCAAAAGAAAACCCAAAGCTGGTTAAAAATCTTGTATGCAAAGAGTTTAATATCCGAGAAACATCATCAGAAGCATGGCTGACATTTGAACAATTAAATAATACGCTCCTTTTTGATTTGGAGCAGTTAAAACCGAGGTATGGAATCGGCGGGTGCGATTTATCCAGCACAACCGATCTGACAAATGCCACGGTTATTTTTATGGTTCCGGGAGATGAAAACATCTATGTGCTACAAATGTACTGGTTGCCGGAGGACTTATTAGAGCAGCGTGTCCGGGAAGATAAGATACCATATGATTTATGGGCGGAGCAACAGCTGCTTAGAACCTGTCCGGGTAACAAAGTCCATTATAAGTATGTGAAGGAATGGTATGAAGAGGTTCAGAACGAACTTGATATCTACCTGTTTAAATGTGGGTATGACAGCTGGTCAGCTACCTACTTTGTCGAAGATATGAAAAATGCATTCGGCCCGGTGGTGATGGAGCCAGTTATTCAGGGAAAGAAAACCTTGTCAAGTCCGATGAAATCTTTAGGCGCTGATCTGGAACGAAAGAAGATTATTTACAATAATAATCCAATCCTTAAATGGTGTTTGGCGAATACTTCCGTGGATATTGACCGGAATGATAACATTCAGCCCTGTAAAGGTAACTTGGGAACCAGACGAATAGACGGACTGGCCGGACTTTTGGATGCTTATGTGATCCTTGAAAACAATCTGGAAGAGTATTTATCAATGATATAGAAAGGAGGGAGAAATGGGATTATTTAAACGAAACCTGAAACAGCAAAATGCAACAGAACAGGCAGTCTACCGTATGGTAACAGAAGTTGGGAATGGCTTTTATGCCTGGAACGGAAAACTATATCAGTCGGATATTATCCGTGCCTGTATCAAGCCGAAAACAAAGGCAATCGGAAAAATGGTTGCGAAACATATCCGAACAACGGTCAAAGATGATGAGACACAGATTGAAGTAAATCCTCAGCCGTATATCCGCTTTCTGCTGGAAGAACCAAACCAGTTTATGACCGGACAGATGATGCAGGAAAAAGTAGCGAACCAACTTGCCCTAAACGGCAACGCATTCATATTGATTATCCGGGATTCATTTGGTTATCCATGTGGATTATATCCGATTCCGGCGACAAGCGTAGAAGCGAAATATGATGATCAGAATGAACTGCACCTTAAGTTTTATTATCCAAACGGTAAATGGTCACAGTTTCCATATACAGAGATCATACACATTCGTGATGATTACGTGGATAATGATATTTTCGGGGAATCACCGGCACTTGCCTTAACGCAGCTTATGAATGTTGTCACAACCATCGATCAGGGCATAGTAAATGCCATAAAAAATAGTGGCATTATCCGCTGGCTGCTTAAGTTTTCCGCTTCTATGCGTGACGAAGATCTGAAAGTAAGGGCGCAGGAATTTGCAAGCAATTATTTATCCCTGTCCTCTGGCAATCTGGGGGTTGCTGCCGTGGATGCAAAGGCAGAGGCAACGCAGATTACATCCAGTGATTATGTGCCGAATGCAGCGCAGATGGATAAGCAGACCAAACGGATCTATGCTTTTTTTAATACCAACGAAAAGATCGTCCAGTCAAGTTACGGGGAAAACGAATGGATCTCTTACTATGAACAATGTATAGAGCCGGTTGGTACACAGATGTCGAATGAGTACAGCAGAAAGCTATTTACCCGCAGAGAGCGCGGATGTGGCAATCAGATTATTTTTGAATCAAGCAACCTGACATTTGCCAGCATGTCAACCAAGCTTGGTCTGGTTGCTTTCGTTGACCGCCGGATATTAACACCTAATGATGTACGCCGGTGCTTAAATATGGCACCGCTTCCAGGTGGAGATACTCCGCTGCTTAGAAAAGATACTGGCGTTGCTGGTGAAGGAGGTGAAACAAATGAATGAGATTATGCTGTCAGGAACGATTGTGCCAAACAATGATAAATGGATTTATGAATATTTTGAAATTGATGCAACATGCCCGGCTGATATACGGCAAGCGTTAAAGGCCGCAGCTGGTCAGCCGGTGACAATACAGGTGAATTCTGGTGGTGGGGATCTGGTTGCCGGTAATGAGATGTATTATCTGCTTGCAACCCATGAAGGGACAGTTACGGTTGATGTAATCTACGCCGCTTCGGCTGCAACCGTAGTATGCTGTGGTGCTGATTGCGTCCGCGCCATTCCAAGTGTACAATACATGATCCATAACGTTAGTGCGACCGGCAGCGGTGATTACAGGGTAATGGATCACATGTCAGACCTGCTTAAAAACGCAAATAGAACAATCTCGAATGCGTACCGGCTGAAAACCGGCATGACGGAAAACGAATTGCTTGAACTAATGAACCGCGAAACCTATCTGGATGCCACCAAAGCAAAAGAATACGGGTTTGTGGATGAAATCATAGGCGATAATGGTGTGCTTGCAACACAGATCAATATGTACAATTCAACCGCACACATTTTAAGTGAAGAAGTGAAACAGAAAATCAGGAATAGTGTAGGAAATCCGGGAAGCCAGAATCAGACGGCGGACCCGGATTTTTTAATAGCAACAGAAAAACTAAATCTTTTAAAAATGAAAGGAGCAATACATTATGAAATTTATTAATTTTGAGGATTACAAACAGCAGAGAGATGCATTAATCAATGAGGCACAGACCCATCTTACCAATGGTGATATGGATGCCTATAAGGCGGCAGTGACATCTGTGGAAAATATGGATACCGCATATGAACAGATCGCGCAGGAACGGGCAAACCTGACGGCATTACAGGGCGCAGTAAACCCACCGGCAATTGGAACTATGGGAACGGTAAATGTAGGCCAGACACAAACAGATGGTGACATGGAATACCGCAAAGCTTTTATGAACTATGTCATGACCGGCACACCGATCCAGATGACGAATGCAGATGCCAATACCATGACTGAGGATGTGGGGGCTGTTATTCCAAATACGATCATGAACCGTATTGTTGAGAAGATGGAAAAAGCTGGTAACATTCTGGCAAGGGTAACCCCTACCTACTACAAAGGAGGCGTGACAGTTCCTACCTCATCGGCTAAACCAACTGCAACCTGGACAACGGAAAGCGGCACTACGGATAAACAGAAAAAACCGACCGGTTCCATTGTTTTCAGTTACTACAAACTGAAAGTGCAGGTGTCCGTATCTATTATGGTTGCGAATGTGACCATGGATATTTTTGAATCCACACTGGCTAACAATATTTCAGAAGCCATTATTAAAGCACTGGAAACTGCTATTATCAAAGGAACTGGTATTGGTCAGCCTAAGGGCGTGTTGGCAGAAGAACCGATCGCTGATCAGGTGGTATCAATTACAGTAGGTAACAAGATTACCTGGGATATTCTTTGTGAAGCAGAAGGAAAACTTCCAGCTGCATATGATAATGCGGTTTGGTGCATGAACAAAAAAACATTTATGAGCCAGATTTGGGGGATGGTTGATACAACCGGACAGCCGATTGCACGTGTGAATGCCGGAACCAGCGGAAAGCCGGAATATTCCATTCTGGGCCGTCCGGTTGAATTTAGCGAGGATGTAAAAGCCTTTGTAATTAACATTGATGCAGAGGACACCGTAGCATTTATTTTCCGCTTTGAGGATTACATGCTCAACACAAACATGAACGTGACCATTACCAGATATACAGATCATGATACCGATGATGAGATTACCAAAGCAATCATGCTGGCAGACGGAAAGGTGATTGATAAGAATTCTCTGGTGGTTCTGAAAGGAAAAAACTAATAACCGCTGATACCACAACAACATATACCAGTGAGATCCTATCTGAAATGACTATATCGCAGATCAAGGATCTTGCTGGTGAGTTGGGTTATCGTATCAGCGGAAGTACAAAAGCTGTCCTTATCAACAGTTTCCTGACAGAGCAGGGAGGTGTAACATGATCACGGCCGCAGAGATTAAGGGCATGTTAAGAATATCCCATGATGCCCTGAACAAAGAAATTGAAGGGAATATAGCAACTTGCCTTCTGGACATTGCCCGTGTTGGTGTTGATGAATCTAAGGACACGAAACTCCTAGACAAAGCATGTGAGTTATATTGTAAATGGCAGTTCGACTTTGAAGGTAAGGGCGACCGATACCAAAAGAACTATGAGCAGCTACGGGATTCTATGAGTTTAGCGGGGGTATACCGATGTACAACGAACAAATCAGTTTAATTTCAGAAGAAAAAAAAGTGAATGACTATGGCGATATGGTTACGAACCGCACAGAGCGCATGGTATATGTCGAAGTAAAAAGCATAGGAACAACCGAATTTTACCAGGCTCAGGCGGTCGGAAAGAAGCCAGAAATCAAATTTAAGATTGCTGACTATCTGGACTACAAAGGTGAGAAGACGTTGCTATATGCGCCGTTTGGTGCGGAATGTGAAGAATATTCGATTATCCGCACCTATCGTAATGGCAGAGAACTGGAAATTACCTGTAAGCGGGGTGTTGATTAATGGGATTACCAAAATCAGTAATAAAACTAAGCAAAAAAGGTGTGGAATACACATCCAGTTGTGACAGGGCTGAATACACCATAACAGAACTGACCCGCGCCGCCTTACGTGATGTTGGAAAATTCCTGTGCCGCAGATGTAACGAAAAGGCTCAGAAACTTCCTGGCCTTGCCAGATCCAGACGTGTGAGAGGTGGAAAATCGGCATTCCAGTATTGGGCCAGAAAACAGGAGTGTGATTTACAGGTCGGAATCAAACACGATACCTGGTACGGAGTTGCTCAGGAGCTTGGAACGTCCAAGCAGCCAAAGCGGTCTATCCTTACCAGTACGGCACATGAAAACGTGGCAGAAATCATCAAAATCGAAAGTCAGTATTTAAGTGCACTGGAAGACGAAGCGGCAGCACTGGCAATGATCAGTGAAGAAGAATACCAGGGGGGCGCAGATGAGTAGAACAAACGATTTGCGGAAGTTTGTAAAGGCAAGGCTCAATACGGTCTGTCCAAATGTGTATTACGAAACGGCAAACAATGAAAAAATGTATCCACACATTGTATTTGATTTTGGCAGTATCAATACGGGAGATTTAAGCAGAGCCGATTTTTATATGGATATTGATATCTGGGACAAAGGAGATTCGGCAGTTCTGATCGAGGATTTAGCGGATCAGGTGGAAGATTTGTTTCACCGGCAGAATCTTCCCCAGGAAACAATCCTGCCAACATGTTACCTGATAGATCGAAAGGTGGTACCGGATGAAGATAAGAAAATCCGGCACCGCCTGATTCGCGTACAGGTACAAAATTATGAAAGGAAGGTGTAGGAAATGAAATACAGATCAACCGGCGAAATAACCGCCGCAGATTATAAACACTGTAAGTATGTCGGAGTGACAAAGGCCGGGAAAGCAATAACTATTGATATTCCCTGTGCACTCAATATGGGGAACATCGACTGGACGTTTGCAGAGAAAGACGATACGGTAGCGGAGATTGTGCTGACTGCTGTCTATGACAATACCGATCAGGCCGCAACGAGCAAGGCAGCTCCATATACAATTGAAATTGAGGGCGGATTAACCAAGGGGGCATCCGAAATTCTCACAGGCGTGGGACTGTTCTACATTGATGATGTGGAAGTAGCTTTGACCAGGGGCGGCGGTAAGTTTTCTTCTGAACGGGAGTTTCGGGAAATCAACGCGGACGGCGACCGGGGGCCGGTAAAAGACAGGATTGTGATTGATGCAGAGCGGGCAACGCTGACGCTTAACACATTGCAGATATTAACCAATATCACAAGCCTCTACCCGGCTATGGAAACCGCAACTGAATAACGATTAAACAGAGATCTTCCATTTGGGAGGTCTTAATTTTTGGAGGTAAAGAATGAGGAAATTACAGGCATCGGATATTTTTAGCTTTTGCAGACTTTTAAAAGTCCTGAATCTGAAAGAAGAGTTAAAGCAGATGGCAAAGAATGCTACCGGCGCAGATGCGTGGGACACCGGATTTGAGGTTATTTATACCGTATTTGAAAAAGCAACATTAGAGAAATCAGAACAGGCGGTATATGCCTTTTTAGCCGGTATCTTTGAACTGGATATAAAAGAAATTGCACAGATGGACCCGGTTGATTTAATGGCCGGGATTACAGAGGCAGCAACACCGGAGAAGTGGCGGGCCTTTTTTACACGTGCAGCGGGTTTGATGAAGTAAAAATCAAAGAACTGCTGCTACGAAGATACCACAATTATGAAGTGATTCTAAACATGGAATTGCTTGAGTTTTTAGAGTTTATCAATTTTGCCAGTGAAAAGGAACTGGATGAAAAACTATATTTCCGGTGGTGCCTTGAATTGCCACACATGCAAAAGCGAATTTCCTATCAGGAGTATAAAGATATCCTGACCGGAAAGAACATTGACCGGCGACCGGCTGCAGAGATCATGGAAGAGATCAGGAACGCACATAAGCGCATGGGAAATGGGGTGAACATACATGGAAATATTTAAACTGGTTGGTTCCATCTTTGTTGATTCCGCACAGGCAAACAGTAGTATACAGGCGACAGATAAAAGCGCGGAAGGGTTAGGCAGTCGTCTGGCATCCGGGATATCGACCGCTGCCAAGTTTGGCGCAGGATTAGTTGCCGCTGCCGGTGCCGGTGCGGCAGCTCTGGCCGGAATGGCGGTAAAGACGGCTGCTGTTACGGACAACATTGATAAGATGTCACAAAAGATTGGTATTAGCCGACAGGCGTATCAAGAACTTGATTTTATCTGTTCGCAGAGTGGTACGAGTGTTGATAACCTGAAAGCTGGTATCAAAACCCTGACAAACCAGATGCAGAGTGCTTCTGAGGGGAGTAAGACAGCGACCGCCGCTTTTGATGCCCTTGGATTAAGCTGGGAAGATGGAAACGGAAAGTTAAAATCCCAGGAAGAAATGATGTGGGAAGCCATGTCTGCATTACAGGGCATGGACGATCAGACCCAGAAAGCAGCCCTTGCAGTAGATTTGTTTGGTAAGGCCGGTACAGAATTAATGCCGATGCTTAACGGGGCAGAGGGATCGATTGAAGCCATGAAGCAACAGGCCCATGATTTGGGATTGGTTTTATCGGACGATGCCATAGATGCCGGAGTAGTGTTTACAGATACAGTGGATCAGGCCAAGCGGTCTTTGGAGGCGATTACGGTTAAGATCGGGGCGGGAGTTATGCCGATCTTCCAACAACTGCTTGATTGGGTAATGGTTAATATGCCGATGATTCAGGAAGTCATGACAACCGTATTTGGCGGCATTGAATTATTGGTAACAACGGTTGGGACTGTATTGCAAACAATCTTCCAAGGCTTTACATCTGCCGCCGAAGAAAGCGGAATCACATTTGAAACAGTATTCGCTACGGTACAAAGCGTATTTGAGACAGTCTGCACCGTGTTACAGGATTTGTGGACTACGCTGGGACAGCCAATCTTTGATTCGATTATGCTGATTGTCGGTACGGTCGGAGATTACTTTGCTTCAAAGATGCCGGAAATGTCCCAATTTTTCACGCAGATGGTTACTGATATTTCTACCATCTGGGAAAATAACCTGAAACCATGCTTTGATGCAATCGGTCAGTTTATTCAGAACGTTCTGGCACCGGCGTTTGTCTTTGTCTTTGATACGGTGATTGCTCCGGCGGTTGATTCCGCATTTAAAGCGATTCAGACCTTATGGGAAGGCACGTTAAAGCCGGTATTTACTGGCATTACTGACTTTATTACAGGCGTGTTTACAGGTAACTGGCAGATGGCCTTTGATGGTCTGTCCAGTATTGTTTCCGGTGCGTTTAATGGCATGATTACGCTTGCAAAGACACCGCTAAATACCATCATCGGAATTATTAACAAATTTATTTCAAGAATCAATGGCATTCAGCTTCCTGATTGGGTTCCGGGTGTTGGTGGAAAGAGTGTTAATATATCAGAAATTCCGTTGCTTGCAAAAGGCGGTACCGCTCTTATGTCCGGTCAGGCGATTGTCGGTGATGCAGGGCCGGAGTTGATTGATTTGCCAGCTGGTGCAAAGGTAAGACCATTGTCGAGCAGTGACAGTCTGCTGGGTGGTGGAGGACAGACAGAAGAACTATTAAGCCAGATGCTTGATCTGCTTGGTTCTTATCTTCCTAAGATGGGATCTGGACAGGTGGTATTAGATACTGGTGTTGTTGCTGGGGCAATGACCCCGAAAGTTGATAAGAACTTAAATCGGTTTGAAACAGATGGAAAGCGAGGAAATTAATGAACGGCATTATGTTTGATGAATACCATTCTTACAATGATTTTGGTTTGATACTAACATCGGTGGCACTGCCGAACCCGGAAGCCAAGTTGTACGAGGTGGATATACCCGGTGCTGACGGTGCACTGGATCTTACCGAGGCATTCGGGGGAATCCGCTATAATCAGCGTATTTTAAATTTGTCCTTTGCTTTTACAAAGGGATACGCATACCGATATACCCGTAACAGTCAGATCGCAAATCAGCTGCATGGTAAAAAAATGAAAATCATTATGGATGAAGACCCGGCCTTTTATTATCTTGGCCGGGTAAACTTTTCCGAGTGGGTAGTAGACAAAAGTCTTGGTATTCTGTCCTTTTCGATTACGGCAGATCCCTATAAGTATGAGCTGCTATCATCCACCGATGATTGGTTATGGGACCCGTTTGATTTAGAAACGGGGATTATCCGTGGATATAAAGATATTGCTGTCAGTGGGACGACTGACGTTATCGTGATTGGATCGGAGAGACAGGTTGTTCCAACGATTATAACAAGTGCTGCCATGACAGTGACATTTGAGAGTAACACGTATTCCCTTGTTGCCGGATCAAATAAGATTTATGATATTGAGATTCGGGATGGGGAATACACCCTGACCTTTACGGGAAATGGAACGGTGACAATTGAATTTACAGGAGGAAGCCTATAAATGTATAGAGTAACAACGATACTAAATGGTGTTGAGTACTTGCTTTATGATCCACGGGACGATAATTTACAGATATTGGAGCCGGAGGTGACCATGCAGATAGGGAAATCCGGTATGTTTAAATTCAGGATTCCCCCAAATCATGAGAACCGGGATAAGGTAGTACCGTTGAAAAGTGAAATCCGTGTGTATCAGGATGGCGAAATCTTGTTCTGTGGCCGGCATGTGGGGCATGAGAGTGATTTTTACAATTTTGGGGCGGTAGGCTGTGAAGGGGAATTATCTTATCTCGTAGACAGCTTACAACGCCCCTTTGAATTTAGCGGAAATCTGGTTGAGTTCTTTACCCAGGTCGTACATACCCATAACAGCCAGGTAGAAGCGCGGAAACAATTTGAGGTAGGGAACATAACAGTAGCCGATACGGAGGCATCCATTACCAGAACCAGTACCGAATTAAAGAATACACTTGAAATTCTAAAGGCATACTGCACAGAGCTGATCGGCGGTCATTTAAGGGTACGGTATGCAAATGGCAAAAAGTATCTGGATTATGTCCATGATTACGGCGGGTATAACACTCAGGTAATTCGGTTCCGTGAAAATCTGCTGGATTTGAAAAGTACAGAAGATCCAACCGCAATCATAACCGCTCTTGTCCCGTATGGTGCAATGATCGAAACCGGTGAGGCCGGAGAAAAGAAAAGGCTTGATATTACAAGTGTGAATGATGGCAAGGATTATATCGTTGATCAGGCGGCAAAAGACGAATATGGGTGGATCTGGGGGAAGCAAACCTTTGATGATACCGTGGATGCAGATGCCTTGATGCAAAAAGCACGGGCTTATTTACGGGAGTGTATCACTTTACCGCTTACCCTGGAACTGACAGCGGTTGATTTAAGCATGGTAGATGTGAATGTGGAACGGTTGAAGGTAGGATATTGGACACAGGTGGAGAGCAGACCGCACAATATCAGTAAACAGTTTCTACTAGCAAAAAAGGTGATCCACCTTGATAATCCGGGACGGGATGAGGTGGTGTTAGGCCGGACCATCCCCACTTTTACAGAATCTTCCGTTAAAAAACAGATAGCGATATCACAATCGATTGAAAAGGTAGCCGATAATGCCAGTAAGGAGATTAATGCCAAGGTGGAGAATGCTACAGCACTGATTACGGGCGGAAAAGGTGGTTATGTTGTTCTGGATGTCACCGATCCAGACACGGGGGAACGGATGCACCCATGGCGCATTTTAATCATGAATACCCCAGACAAGGAAACCGCCAGCAATGTGATTCAGCTGAATCAGAATGGCCTTGGTTTTTCCACAACCGGTATTAATGGGCCATACCGCAACGCCTGGACCATTGACGGGAATCTGGTAGCGGATTTTATTACTGCCGGAACGATGCTTGCCGACCGGATCAGGGGCGGAACTCTGGAACTTGGCGGTATTGGACTTGGCAGAGATGGTCAGATCATTGTCCGGGATACATCGGGGGAAATGATTGGTAGTTGGGACAAAACCGGCCTTACGATCCTTAGAGGTATCCTGCAGGGAGTAAGCGCAATCTTTGGCGGTGTGAATAACCAGAATGGCGCGATTGAGGTAGTAGATGCCAGTGGGCGCAGAATTGGCCGGTGGGATAAAGACGGGCTGTATATCAGCAAGGGGAACTTGTCGGTGGGGCCATTTGAAGCTAACGAAGATGAAGTTATCTTCGGTGATTTCTATGTATCCGCAGATGGTAGCAACGTATTCCGGTCAAACGATGGGTCAATCGCTTTCCAGGCAGAAGGGAGTGGGCCGTTAGGACCAGAACCAACCCTGTCAATTAATGGAGGGACTAAACTGACAGAGAGGGCGGCTAATATAGAATACCTAACTGCTGGGTATATCACAGGTGATTGTACCCTGAATAATAGCATTAATACCTCTTCTAGGCGGTGGGCTGGAAAAACATTATATGAGGCATTAGATGAATTGCTAGAGGAAATAAGAAATATAGATACAGGTGAATAGTTGCAATGTGAAAATAATTAGTGTATAGTAAAAGAAAAAAGGGGCAATCAAATGAAAAAAATAATACCAGTTATTTTATTTGTGTTAATGATGTCTTTTACTTCTTTTGCTGATAAAAAAGAGGAGATAAGCGTGATTAATATTGAATATCAGAATATTATAGAAACAAGCGCAACGGGAATAGGTTACAAAGATGATGGATCAGTATTGCCTATTGGCCGCGAGGTTCCAGTTACTATTCATTATAATGATTCCTATCAAACAGAGTCAGGGAGTATAATTAAAATCAATGAAATAAAAGTGACCGAGGAAGGGGTTCCTATTGCGTACACTGGAATTGAAGCTGGTGGAATCGGTGACAGAGCTGAAGTTAATAAGAAAATAAAATGTAACACATCTGATGGAGAGAGTATTTTAATAGATGGATATCTCTGGTGTCACCTGATTCACGATAAAGCAATCAATATTACGGATGAGTTACTACGAGAAATGGAATACAATCGTGATATTGAAAAGAATAAGGTAACAATAGTTTCAGTTGAAGTTTGGATATATCAGTAATATATAATAACAGTCCACTTGAGAGCGAGGATAAAACCCCGCTCTTTTTGTATGCCAGAAAGGGGTGATTACATGGCAATTGAAAAGATTAATCTACAACCGGAGATTAGCACATGGCGAGCTGCCCGGCGCGGTGAAGATGTTAGGGGGGCGGCGATATCTGCCCTTGAAAAGACAGAAGGGGCTGTAAACGATGCGATTCAGGGATTAGATAAGGCCACAAGTGATGTAAAGGAAACAACCCAGGCTGCTGTTGATGCGATAAGCACAGCCAACGATACTACGAAACGGGCGAATGAAACATTAGACCATGCTGATAATGTGTTGACCGGTGCAACCAAACAGGCCGATGCTGCCGCTGAAAGTGCTATTAACTCACAGAGCTGGGCGGTGGGCGGTACTGACAGCCGGGATGGCGAGAACAACGACAACAGCAAATATTACAGCGAAAAGGCGGCAGAACAGGCCGTGCGTGCAGAGCAGTACGCAAATGTCCATGAACCGAGTTTCATTATCGAAAATAATCGCCTGTATATGAAACAGGATTCGGTACTGGATTTTGTCGTGATTGATAACCGGATCTGCTGGAAGATCGCATAAGGAGGGAAATAGAATGGCAATACCTGATGGGTATGTAGCATTGGATTTTGTTGGCTTTACCGACAAGGGTATATATGATTCCGGTGTTACATACATGACAAATGATTTGATACATGACAGTTATAACAATATCTGGCGGTGTATAAAAGATGATACGAGTAATGTTGATCCAGTAGCGGGAGAATACTGGGCCGTATTTATCAATGCGACCGATTCACTCAGCGGTAATACGGCAACAGATACTTACGGGGTGGCTGGTCAGGCCGGACAGGTGATTGTAGCACAATCTTTGGTTGATGCAATCGCGGATAAAGTTATGAACAATCTGATTAGCAAAAGTAAGATTGTTAACGATCTGGTTTCGACCGATCCAAGTACGGTATTGGCAGGGCCGATGGGGACAGCATTAAGTAACCAGATTGTGCAACTAAATAGTGATTTAGCAAGCTTGATTATATCCAGGACACAGGACTTACCTTTGACAGCCATACCCGCAAATGGCTCTGTAGATATTGCATATACACCTTCGCAACTTGCTGGATATACACCTCTTGCTTATATTGCGGTGGCGGGCGGAAGTGTTAATACTGGTATCACGGCAGTAACATCGAGTATAGTTAGGCTTAGAAACTTTTCCGGCACAAGCGTGTCCGCCAGCCCGACTATTTCGATACTATACAAAAAATCCTAAATAGTGATTGCAATCATCTGGGTGTCCGACACAGGTACACTGCTTGGAACTGAAAGTTCTCCCCGGCAGTTGTAAGCTGTGCATAGTCTGGGTTATATAATTTAATCTGTCCAGCTATATCAACAACTGCTGTTACACATATACGTCCATTTGCTGAGTATATCAACAGTGGCACATTGTAGTATGCGGAAAATCCAGGGAATGTGCCAATCACTTCTCCCCACGCGGGTGCTGTAGCAACGTTGTGTCGAATAGTACCATATACTAGACCAACACCATTTGCCATAGCAGCATTCGACGCTGTTACAGTCCATCCGGTCGCACTGGTGGCGTTTCCGATGCTTTTTAGTTTTACATCGCTTTTGGTGGTTGTTAAATCACTATTTAGTTTATTAAATTCGCTCCGAGTACAAGGGATATTGATAAACAATTCAGACCAATTGTTTTTTGGAGCGGTTACATACGCAAAATCTCCGGACGCTAAAGATGCTTCGCAATTAACATTATAGGATTTTCCCTTGTATGTTATTTGATACTTTCTATCACTCACCTTTTTGATTATCTTGGCCCGAAAAGTCACATCCCTTGGAATTTTTTTAAGTTTAGCATTGATCAACATGTCTATGTCGTCTGTTAATTTTTGTAATACTGCCATGAAATCCATGTTTCACCTCCTGTATTAATTACCATATTTTACCTGTTGAATCAGGTGTGTTTAATTGATATTCTATTATAGTTACTCGTAATATTTGTTAACATAATTGGGGGAGTTATGGTAACTATAGTTTATGGTATTTTTTCAGTTTTAAATGCATACTCGGCATACCTATTTATTGATAATTGCTTAGGCAGAAGAAGAGCCACTAACAAACAGATATTGTTAGGGTATACACTGTTTTACATAGTAGGGATATTTGCTTTTGTGAAAGGTGCTGGCCCATACACAAACTTGTTCATGACTTTAGCTACGTATTATTTGGTGGGAAGACTTTACATAGCTACTGAAAAGAAAAGGGTGATAACCGCCTTATTTCTATATGTTCAATATTTAATGTGCGATGTGTTTGTTTTTACAACCATGTCAACTATACTTCAAGAATTTCCACAAAGATCACCAATGCCTCTTACTGAAGAGTTGCAGAATTCAATTGGAATTATATTTGTGATGGTTTTGCAGTTCTTTGTGATTAAAGCTATTACCCCGTTACATAAAGAGAGAAATATTGAGCTGCCTCTCAAGCACTGGATTACACTATTTACTATTCCTGTAGTCAGTGGAATAGCCGTAGTATGGGTAAATCAACAGTACAAGATTGGTGGAATAACTAATTTGCCACTCATCTATATTCTTATCGCAGCTTTTTCTTTAATAAATGTAATTGCTTTCTTCTTTTATGATCAAGCATATCAAAGTGTTGTAACGAACCATGAGAAAGATGCTTTAGCACAAAGTCATGACAATCATCAAAAAGAAGCCGCCCTATTGCATCAGTCCTTGGGAAAAATCAGTGCAACGAAACACGATCTGGACTCACATCTTACTACCGGAATGGGTATTGCCATAGAGCAGAAAAATGATGAAATGATAGCTTATTTTGAGCCGCTAGTAGGAGAAATAAGAAATATTGAAACTGGCATAAAAAGTGGTAGTCCTACAATTGATACAACACTCAATTCCTGTTTGTACACAGCCAGGGATCAAAATACTCAATTACATATTGATCTTAAGATGAAGGAAGAGATACCCATTAACCCTATTGATTTGACAACCATTTTAAGCAATCTTTTGAATAATGCTCTTGAAGCCTGTATCAAACTCCCAGAAGGAGATCGGCAGATATGGTTTTATCTGAAACACGAAAGAGGTGTTTTAAACGTCAGAGTAAAAAATACATATAATCCAGATGCGGTTGATATTCAGGACGGCAAGGCCCATACCACAAAAGAGGATAAAAGTGCCCACGGGATTGGTCTAAAACGAATTCAGCAGACTGTAGAAAAATATAATGGAACGTTTTCCTATCGTGTTAAGGCAACTGAGTATGGTAACATATTTGAGGCTAAGGCTATGTTGTTTACAAAATAGAAGAGGGGACAACCTTAATGGCTATCGCCCTCATCTATATTTAACGATGTCTCGAAGTTGGTTTTCCGATTTGCTGCATTACTGCGGCACGGAGGCCACCTTTTAAAATTCCTTCAGCAAGTTGGTCAGGGTTATCACACCTTTCGATTTTGATATCACCGAAGGTGAAAGTTGTAGAGTCACCAGATCCTCTTGTAGACAACTGTCCTTGATCGAACGTTGGTGGAATAAAATGAGAAATAGGGGCAGCAGCAGCTGAGAGATTTTTCAGTAACATAGCTTGCTGATCATCATTTAGCACAGCTTCGCCACGATGGGCGATGATTGGGACTGCATTGTTGATATCTTCAATTGGCTGACTCGAGAATAATCTGAGTAATCGTTCACGCTTTGTTTCGTTGCCTGTACCGACAAGTCCATTCTCAATACCGTCAGCATAAAGATCGTTCTCGATAGGTATAGAGTCATTACCATAACCAGAAAAGATATCATTTAATGAACCACCCCAGTTACCCCAAGGAGAATCATCATCATCGTCGTCATCATCGCTGCTCCGTCTACTGTTCATTTCGTCCAAAGCATCTTCAAGATTATCACGGACATCTTCCAGAATATATTTGATATCATTGACATCAGTGGTTAGCTGTTCCCAACTGGTCATATATTCAGAAATCAGCCCAGCATTCTCATTATATTGCCTGAATGAATCGATCAATTCTTCACCGGCAGTGATAAGTGCATCCTGAACAGTGGTTAGGATACTGTCTGCGTTGGCCTCGGCCCCAGTAGAAGCGGAGAGGAAGTCGAATACATTGTTCAGATTATCCATGCCGGACATCTTTTGATTCATTTGGGATAAGAGATCATTGATACCAGCAACCGCCTGATCATAGGTGATAGTACCTTCCTTGTAGGCGGCAATATAGTCATTGAGCAGGTTATAGATGTTCTCGGTTGATTCGATCTGATCTTCATACTGAGTCATCTGATCAGAAAGAGTTTGATACATTCCGGAGAACATGTCGTAGATATCGTCATCTTTGCCGCTTAGGACTTTATCCTTCCAACCTTCGCCCAGAATGTCGCTGGTAGCTGCTTCGTTCTTGGCCTGTTCGATTTTGTCTGCAATCTCTGACCACTTTTCGGAGATCTTTTCCAGAGAATCAATCTGTTCTTCGTAGCGGTCGTTGACTGCATCGAGTTCATCTTGGAGACCATCGATCTGCTGCTGAAGATTATGCTTTTCGAGATTAGCTAGTGCATCTTGTAGACTTTCTTGAGCGTTTCTGAGGTTTTCAGCATTATTTTCATATACCACTGTGCCCTCTCTTATTACCCGCTCCGTCTTCTGAGTATTGGCAGAATGAAGATCATAAAGCGCCTGTTCGTAAGCAGTCTGTAGCTGAAGCGCTTCATTCTGCTTGTTCAGTAATTCTAACCGCTCATTTAATACATCAATCTGAGCCTGATTCTTTTCTTTCTCCAGATCACGCTCTTCTTCAAGCAAATCAATCTGCTCCTGGATAGCATTTGTGACGGTTGAAATGACCGATTCATACTCGCTCTGTACCTTAGACATAGCATCTAAAGCTTTCTGCAAAGCGGAAGAGTAGTCGTTAACGGTGTCCAGAGGAATCTGCAGCATTGCTTCATTCCATTTGTGTAGATTTTCGATCATTGCGGACATTTCGGCATTGATAGACTGCATCTTGTCATAAAGTTTATTCCAGTTCTCGGAGCCTTCATCGTACTCATCCATTACATCTTGGATCAGACCGATCTGTTCCTTATACTGGTCAATGACCTTCATGCCGTTATCGATAAGCATCTGGTAATATTCTCTATCAAGCTTTTTGCCCGATGCCTCCATTTCGGAACCCCAGCGCTCCATCGTATCCGTAATGGAGTTGATCATGTTCAGGATTACTTCCATGTTCTCAATTGGGAGATTCAGCAGCTGGTCTTCTACCTCAGCAATAGCTAAGTCAAGACCGGCCATATCCTCTTCCCAGCCTTCGATATCAGACATGATGTCATGATAGTCTTCGTCATCCGGACTAGCGCCTAGCTCAGCAAGTTTCTTCTTTGCTTCTTTGATTTTCTGTTCATAAAGGGCGATAAGCTTTTTATTATTTGCAATTACCTGTTCATACGATTGAGAGCTGACTATCTTACCCTGAGCTACAAGCAACTGGTTTTGAGCATCAATCTTGGCATTAGTAGAAGTGATCCGGTCAGCCTGTTTATCAAGATACTCTATGTTATTATCATAATAATTCTTGATGTTTTCGGCAGCTTCGGCTTCTAAATCGTTTTTCTCTTTGACCGTATCTTTGAGTTTATCATGAGCCGAAATTGCCGCCTCAATGTCCTTGGCTTCGTCACCGGAGTAGCTACTAATCTCAATAGAGCCGTTTTCAATTTTGTCACGGATTTCTGGAGCGAGTTTATTGACCAGTTCTTCGTATTTACGTTGATACTCCTCGATAGCGGTCATATAGGTTTCAAGATGGATCTTATCAGCTTCGATGATCTGAGCTAGTGCGGATCTCCGGGATTCACTATAGTTTTCGCCATTGTAAATCATTGCGAAGAGATCAGCCATGGACATTCCTGCATTCTTGGCGATTTCTTGCAACTCTACCATGTCGGTGGTTATAGTAGAACCGTTGGCTTCAATGAGTTCTTTGGCGCGGTCGAATTCCTCTTGGGTTAGACCGAGATAGGACATTGCGGCGTTAGATGCATCTTTTTCTAGCTCGTCCCTCTGATCCTTTAGTATTTCAAGCAGGCGCTCGATCCAGTCAATTTCTGTTTCTTTGTCCTTGTCAGACTTGGATTTAGATTTGGACTTAGAAGAGTTGGCGTTGTTGACTCTATCCACGTTTTCTTTTGTCCAGCCATAATTAAGACCATTAGCAAAAGCATTACCTTTAGCAAAAGCTTTGCCACGAGAACCAATTTTCCCATTTCGCTGTAGCTGCTCAGTCTGTTTGTGATTAAATATTATTGCATCTTTGGGTTTATCAATAAACTCAGCTCCGTTATCACCAACAGTATGATATGTTCCGCTGTGTGGGTCGACAATGGTTTCTTGTCCTAACTCTCCAACAAGGACTTTCTTTAAAGCTTTTCGATTCTTAATTCCTGAATTGCCGTTCGCATAAGCAGTTCCATAAGCACCAGCAGCACTTTCTTCACCGATACCTTCAGAATCTCCGGTGACCTTAGCAGTAGCATTAACATGAATATCTGCTAATACGCTTGGTAGTGCTTTGATTGCGGTTGCTAGATCGTCAACCTTTTTCTTCGCACCGTTTGCATCGGTTCCAACACCCTCAAGACTATCCCTGGTTTTAGTTAGCTCAAGTTTTCCTGCCTCACTAATAGCATCAGTCAGGGTGTCAACAGAGACTTTTGCATCATCGGCTTCCTCGGTGATTTTTAGAAGCCCAGCTTTTTCGGTGTCTATTTCGAGAGACTCAATACGTCCAAGGGCCTCTGTTAAGTCGTTGATCGGGACTAAATCTGCCGTTTGGAAAGACACTCCCTCAAGCATAAGCATTTCAGTAAGAGCCGTCTGAACATCTTCCTTGCTCTGACCAAAATCCTCCATCAATCCTTTAATTAAGTTATCGATATCAATATTGCCAGTTTCTGCATCAATCTTGATAAGACCAAGTTCTTTCAACTTCTCCATGTTGGCTCTGATCCGTTCTTCATTACCACTGGTCTCGAAGTCAATTAAAACTGTAGTGTCCATCTCAGCAACTTCTCCAAGAATCTGATGAATTTGCTTGCCGCTGAAACCTAATTCCTCAAGATACCTCTCCAGCGTTTGCATACTCATTACGGATTTGCCATCGAGATCTTCCATAGAAAATCCAACTAACTTGAATGCTTCAGCCAGTTCTTCGACATTGTACTTGACTGTACTACCGTTGATTTTGGACGCTTCTAAGAACTCAAGAAAAGCCTCTTTGGAAATGCCAATAGCTTTGGCGACTTCTTCATATTGAGTGGGATCGAGGTTGAGTTCAAAACTTCCGTCCGACAATAATTGAGCAGAAGAGTTTAATTTCTCTAAGACACCGCTTTTCTGAAGATCTAACAGTGGGTTCATGATCGCTGCGCCGTTATTATCAGGATCACTCCATAGCGACTGGAATTTCTTGACCTCGGCCCTTGCCGCATCAAGATCCATGTCATAAGAGCGGTCACCAAAGAAATATTCAAGGAGTCCTTCGGTATGTTTGCCGAAATCACCTTTTTTTAGATTCTCCTGCAATGTCTTGAATTTCTCGGTAGAGTCAACGTAGCTATCGTTGTAGTCATCTTCACCCAAGACTTTATTTAACTTGTCTTTTGCTTTAGCTACGCCATGCATTTCGTTGTCTAACCCACCAAGAACTTTACTTAAGAGAATACCGGATTCGGTTAAGCTTGCAAATCCGTTTTCGCCATTGGCGGTTTTCTGGAGAGCAGTTGCTAAGTATTCGGCAGATGCTCCGGTCTCGTATAGAAGATGAGCCAGGACCTCGTTTTCCTCAGCTAATTCGACGACTCTATCTGCTGTGATGGAACTTGCATCTCCAAGGTCTTCAATGCTAGCGAAGTAGTCTTCGACATCAGAATCACCAAGTTTTCCTATTTCTTTCTGCTTGATCCCCATGTCTTCAAGAGCAAAGATAACATCATCAATTGTTAACCCATACTCTTTTCCGAGTTCAATTAAGTCTTTGAATGCATTTTTACTATTTGGATCTTCAGCCAATAACTTAAGCTCTGTTGTGCTTTTTTTACCAAATACATCTGTTAATGAACTGGCTGATAAATTACGTTTATAATTACCAACAATAGATCCAACACGATCAATCATATTTGTGTTTGCTGATAAATCGATGTTGGCAATTGCTGCACTTGGATTTTTAAGGGCGTATTGAAAATCATGAATCTGGCTGCTGGCTTTGTCAAATACTCCTTCGATAACGGATTCATAGCCTCTCCATTTGCCTTCAGTCAGATCAATGGAATTTCTAACTTCTCTTAGATTGTCGTGAGCCCCAGTAATATCTTCTTTTGTGCCGGATGTGAGGGCCGTGTTGTAGCGGGTTACCGCTTCGGCGGCCAGATTGTAGTCTTCAGCCAGACTTGATGTGGTCATGACTATATACAGTTTCTCATCTTCAACGATATCTTTTGTATTGCCCATGACTTCTTTAACAACATCTAATCCAGCACTGCCACCTTTTAAAATGCCAGTCATGTCTATTGATGTTCCAATATTCTCAGATTCAAACTCCTTTTTGACTGCTCTTACTTCAGTCATGAAGTCATTAATTATTTCTTCAGCATTTTCAACATCAGCATCTAAATATAGCTTGTAATAACCTTCGACTGCGGTAGATTCAGTTCGAAGACCCTTCTTTCTGTATTTTGAGACAATCTCATCTACCATTTTACCGTCATCATTGTTACGGTTATAGCCATGCAGCGCGAATGTTCTTTTTTTGTAATACTCATCTTTGGCGGTGTTGATATCATCTTCTTTGCTATTCAACCAGTTCTCAGCCAACTGTTTATTTAGTTGAGTGATTACTCCCAGCTGATTAGCATATGCATTTGTGACCAAATCAATTTTGCCGTGCTCTTCACCATACTTATCATTTAACTCAGTTTGCAGTTTAAGAAGTTCGCTTTTGATTTCGAACTGTCTTTCTTCGGTAGTATTAGCCGCAGTCAATTCTTTGTAGAGCGTTTTGTATTTTTCTGCTGTATCATTGATTGATTCTTGCTCAGACCTCAGTGCTTGTAACGAGTCGTTGGCCGCGTCAATTGATTCTTGACGTTGCTGTTGATATTGTTTGTAAGCGATAGCTGCACCGGCGACTACAACAATTCCAGCAGTGAGGGCTGCGGTAAGTGTAGCAGCAGCGGCAGTACTGATTCCCATCTTTGCAGCAAGGGCTGTGTGGAGGTTGGAGAGGGTAACAGTGACACCTTGGTTGGTGATCTTTGCACCAGTGTTAGCATCGGTCGCAATAGTGTTTTGTGCTTCGGCAACTGTCAGGCCGGACGTAGCGAGAATGTCGCCTTCGGTGCTAGCAGTCACAGCAGCCGTAGAAAGTAGCAGCGATTTTTTTTCTGCATCAAGAAGTTTTGATGATAATACTAGTTTTTGTTGAGAAGCATCCAGTGTGTCAAATAAAGCAGCAGCTCTCGTTATATTGTTTATATCTTCATTGCCCATTAGTGTATTGATTACACTACCCACACCTATTAGATTTTTAATTTGCAATACATCATATATGCTGAAGTTGTTAATCTTTAGCTTATATGCTAGAATTTAAAATGGGAGGTAATAAAAATGGAAACAAAAAAAGAAGACTACGTTATTGTCACAGGAGAAACTGAATTAAAAGCTTTCGATAAAGGGAGAAAGATGTTTGATCCTTCTATCTCAGGTTATTTTAAGTGTGAAGTTATATCAAAGACTGATACAGAAGCGACTGTTAAGGTAATTAAAGTTCCCCCACTTACCCCGGCAGAAGCGGCAGCATACAGGCAGTCACTATCATTACCACCAATAGTCACCTGTCCCTACTGCAAATCAACAGACACCAAAAAGATATCGGGCCTATCCAAAGCTGGATCAGTCGCTGTCTGGGGAATCTTTGCTGCTGGGAAGGTGTCGAAGCAATGGAAGTGTGGGAAGTGTAAGAGTGAGTTTTAGGCAAATAAAAAGAGTGCTGTAAAATAGCCAAACAATCAGTTATTTTACAGCACTCTATTACTATTTAAATGATATATCAGATATTGGATAAATCGAAGTAGCATTATAATACCATTCATTATTTAGTGATTAATAAGAGGAGTGTTTACAACATATTCCTTAAAATTATCAAATATTAGACCTAATTCTACCCAATAGCTGACTAATCTGAGCATTCGTTGTGCTTCTGGCTCTACACCTAATTCAATTAATTTTTTAGATATTGTATCGATTGTGAAACGTCCACCGGGTTGTGACAAAGCAACATTATATACTATAAGATCATAGTCGCTTCCTATATTGCTGCTACGTTTAATTAACATATTACACATGGCAATTACCCCTCTTGTTTAATATTTTTATAGATATCTATTTGATTATCTAAAGTAGTTATTATTAGATTAACTGCATTTTTGGCAATTTCTACTCCGACACGATTTAAAAACTTGTCAAGATCCAAGTTCCTTTCATATTTCTTTGGTAAAATATAAATGTAAAATTGAGGGAAAGTATTATAACCCAAATTTAATACATTTCTAATTGAACTTATCTCATGAATAGAAACAACATTCTCTGAATTCTTCTTTTGGCTATGAAACATAATTGGTTTGGTTAATCCGTTATTATATTTCTTTATAACACAGACTACGTCTTCAATCGAATTTCCCAAGGCTTCCTTACTTTTATTTACACTCTCTTTTATTGCAGGATTTAAACCAAAAGGTTTTATAGAATACAATATCTTTATACTATTAAATATTAAGCCCTGAAATGTGTTTGAGTCGTTTTCGTAGTTTTCTGTAGCTGAATAGAAGACAGAAGCAACATCTTTTAAAAAAGGATCAATTGGAACTTTTGGTGAACTTCCCGATTCTTTATCACTTAAATTTTGCAAGGATTTAATCTTACAATCTATGATTTCTTTATTGCTCATTAATTCATTTAAAATTGCTTTATCAATAATTAAGAAATCTTCTAGTCTTTTTATGACCGAAATATAGTACCGTTTATTCATTAAAAGTTCTTTAAGCTGTTTTGTTAAGTAATTATCTGGATTGCCAATATAATTGCTGAAAAAATGCTTTTTTAATACAGTCAACAACCAAGAGTCATCCCATTGCGAAATTGCATAAGAACTTTCAACACCAGATATAGGTTTTAAAGCTTTCCACAACCCAGATATGTCATTGGGCAATAAATCAGAGTATTTCTCTTCTGCAATTTCGGCTACCTCCTTCGCAGGTATTCCTACTTCCATTGTAGCTGCAGCTTCATTGTCTTCTTCTGGCATATCTTTATTCAGTTTATCTTTCAAATATGCAATACTGATATTGGTAATTACATTTTGCATCAAATAATCCGTTTTAACCGCATGATGATGAAATATTATATTTTTATAAATACCCCATCTTCGTTCAAGAAAATCTTCCACTGTATTAACCACTTTTATACTTGGACAAAATAAATAATTTCGTTCTTCTTTATTAGTTTTGGCGCTTGTGATGTCTGCTTGAACAAGTTTCATACTACTAAATAACCTATCGTATTCAATAGTGCCTTTTTTTAATCCTGAGTTATATGCATCTCTTGAAGAGTAGTCAAGTCGATCACCATCTAATGATCCATCGATAATAGCATGTATATCTTCAAAATCTTTCTCGGTAAAAATATCACAGGCAGTTCGAACGATCAAAACTTCAAATAATTGTTTATTATATATTTTTGCATTACTTGAATCACTTTCGTCAATATTATCGACCGAATCCCGTAAAATTCTTTCAGAAATCCTATTCCCCATTTGTTCGTGTAGTTTTTGTGAACCTGTCCCATTAAATGAGTTCATAATTTTAATGAATTCATTCATTTTAGGGGTTTTATCAGTTATCCCTGATATTATTTCTTTTACATCTTCTAATGCAAATTCTGCTACATGACTATATGGTGGATGCCCAATATCATGTAATAGAGCCGCAACTCTAATAGCTTCATGAAGAATTACATATGTCGATTGATGATCAAGTGCATTTTTGGGCATATTGAAAAAATTATCAAACTCTTTTGGAATTTTTGGGATTTTTGCTGTACGAAGTTTTTCAAGGCGTTCCCCAAATTTATTCGCAAATTTATCTAATGCAAGGTTAGGTATTGATTTATTGAGCTTATCTTCATAATGCACAAAGAAATTTTTTGCATGTTCGGGATTAGCATTTTTGATTGAATTATAAAAAATATTACTACATAAATGCATTGTACCTATACTGTGTTCAAATCGTTTTGTCCTATTACATGGAAAGGTCATGTATACAGTGGAATTTTGATACACATCATGAAGTCGGTTAAACATAACATGCGATAAGACTTTTCTTTCCAAATTAGTTAATTCAATATTTCCATGAATACTATCTGCTATGATGCCCCTTTTAGCCATAACCCCTCACTTTTGTAATAACAGTATGTAAAATGTATTGTATTTACTTGAAATCAAAAAATGCTTAGTACTGTTATACGCGTAGTTTTTTCTATATATTACCATATATGCTGTGTTTTTTCTATAACTTTATTATTGTTTTAATTATTTTATATCATTCTAATTACAATTTATCAAGCGGATTTTATCATATTTAGTCAACTTATCATTGATAAAAAAATAATAAATTGCATTTTTAAAGGTTGTCTATTTTTCTTTAACAAACGACTAAAAATAGTAAACAAGCCGCCTGACCTTTTCTAGCAAGGATTATCAGAGAGTCAGAAAACTCCAATAATCACTATACCTTAAAAGCATTCCCAGTAAGGTAGGGGATACTCTGAGGATCGGTAGTCGTTGAACATCCATTCCAATTTAACCTGTTACTCCTTTTTAGGGGGATATTGGTTTCGTAGACCGTTGGAATGTGTGCTGCTAGTTACCCATTGTCGTGTAGCACTTAGGACGTATTTGCATACGCTTGTATTTCACCTTATGCCAAACAACCCGTTTTTTCTGCTTTCGCCGCATATCACGTTTATCATTGCTGATTCCGTTGTAGCCGGGATGTTGTTAGGGGATTCAAGCAATTACTCCTCATGACGTTTATTTTAAAACTCCGTCTACACATAATTGTACTATGAACCATGCTATCATTTCCTTTTATGTGCGTGCCCAAATTAAAAATCTAATAAAATACCCTTCTTTCAGGGTTAAGCGAAGTTTTTGAAAAGTTTGAAGCCGCCCAGTCCTGCTAGGAGAGGAGTCAGGACGCCGACTTCTTTGACAATTTGTGTTAGGACATTGACGAAGGCTGTGCCACCATCAACAAAGTTTTTTAGGAAGTCTGAGCTTATTGCCGTTTGAGCAAGGCCTTGGAACGCGGCCTTCAGTCTGCCCAATCTAAATTCGAGCGATTCAGCATACCTGCTCTGTTCCTCCATAGCTGATCCGGAGGAATTCTTTGAATCGTTATAGGCTTTTTCTACCTGTCCGGATTGGAATGCCTTGATAAGTGCTGCGATTTGGTTACCACGCTGTTTACCAGCAATTATTTCGAGTAGGTCTCATTTTGTTCCGCAAGTTCATAACGCTTGCGAGTTATTGGCTTATTCTATAGTTGATTAGGCTATAGATGGTATTTCTTTTATAATATTGAGTTTTACAAGTTCATCAAATAGCTTATATTCAATATCATCATAACAAGTAATTCTTATTAAGTATATTTTATTCTTGCGACAATAATCGTCTTTTATATTGTCATGGCTTACAGTTTTGGAAAATGAGTTCAGCCCCCAAACTGGACGAAAATGTTGTTCTCCGTCGAATTCTATTAAGGTGTTATACTCTGGCAGATAAAAATCAAAGGGTAAAGGTCTTTTATCCTTGCAATCTTGGTATTTTTTTTGAGTTTCAAATTGATAGCCCCATTTATCCAACAGATTACTAATTTGTTTCTCTCCCCAATAAAATCTGCTGCATTTGGGACACGATTTACCTTTTTTAACCATGTGACTAGCATGGGATAGGTATATAAATCCGCATAATTTACATTGAAGCTTTACATTATTTTTCATGCCATGATATTCTAAAACACTTATATTGGGGACTAAGCGAGTTACTTTTAGAGAAAATTCGTCTAGAGTCAAATAATTATGAGCGGAAAGTTTTTCTAATCCACATAAATAGCAACCCCTTCCATTTAAAATATCCTGCATGGACTTTGTTGAAATAACATTGTGCTTAATGCAACGGCATTTAATCCTGGCAGACAGTTTTGTATAAGGTTCCAACAATTGTACATTAGGATTTACTTCTGCGGCTTTTTGCATTACATATTGTTTGGGCAGCTGTCGCCCAAAACAATATTTACACCCCTTGATATCTCGTTCCATATTTTTCTGTTGCATAAGTTGTATACCAAAATCTTTATGTTTGTTACAGATGAATTTAATAAATATAATGCCGTCCATTCTAATCGTATCTATGTATGTAAAATCCTTTGACTCAGCCAAGACCTTATGTTTTTCTTTGTCAAGTGCAATTCTTTTCTTATTTCCATTTGCAATTCGCCCGCAGTGAGGACACCCCTTTCCCTCCAATAGATGGCCGAGAGTAGTATGTTGTTCCCCAATTTCTTCATGTATTTTGCATATATATTTTATTTTAGAACCAGCGTTGTGAAAGTCGGTTGCATCAGACTTGAGTATATAGTTCTTTTTTTCTATATAATGAACAACATCATCAAATGAATACTTTTTGTTTCCGCTGGGCCTTTTCAATTTCATGTCTTTTCTCTTACAGGACACCGAGCTTAATGTTCTTGGGAAAAGAAGTACACAAAGTTCTTCATCAGACATTAATTTCCAGTTATCAATAATAATTTGTTCTTCTTGTTTCGTCCATTTCAAGTTATCACCCTTGTACTATTTATTTTTTGTTGGAAGGTAATCAACCTCCATATCACGCCAATAACATCTCTGTGTTTCCACAGACGGTCAGACTATTTCTTAACCACACTCTTTCATATAGAAGAGTAGCAGTCACACCGTTTCCATTTAAGGGGTTCTCACCCATACCATTAATTTGTACCGTACTCCTATTGCCATAGATATGTATTCTCTGGTCTATGGCCCTTCACGGGGATAGTCGTTTGACTCATTCCTATTCGGAACTTCGCGCCCAAGCTACCATTGTCACTCCACTTAGGATTTTGTCCATATGGAATCTCTGTCGTTGTTTCACTTTCGTTACCTTCATACCAGCATATTTCATCCGTATTGTGGTGACAGAGCTTTAGGTTTTACTGGGTTTAGATGTGTTGTTCTGTGCATATTTCTATGCACACAGGCAGAACTTTGCCTGTTCAGTTTGAGAGATGCGATCCCAAACTTCTGCAATACCTTGTAGAATCTCATACGTTGAACGGAAATTTCCTTGGTCGTCAAATATGTTGACAGTCCCCATTGTCCGATTAAGGATCTGGGTTTGAATTTTTGATATGGAACCTACATTTTCATATTCTTCACCTAATTCTTCGAGGTTCCCCTTCATTCCGCGAATACGCATTGAGAGTATTTTTAAGCTGTTTCCTGTTTCTGACGCATTTTGAGTTATCTCTGTAGCACCGGTTAACATCGCCAAACTCTCATGAATATCGTTTCCAGCCATGTTGAGTGCGGCAGCAGAGTTTCTTAGCCCCTCACCTAGTGAAGCTGAATCCGTAGCAAATTTATTGCCTAAAATATTAAGTGAATCAATAATATCTATCGCATCCGTCGCTTCGATATTGAACGACTTCATGGCCGTGACCATATCACTTACAGCTGTAGCATCATCGACCTCGCCAACGTTTGAGTATATGGAAGAGTACTCCGCGAGTACAGCTGATTCATCGACATTGAAGCCCAGCTTTGCCCAGTTAGCACTCTGAGTAACGAAACTAGAAGTAGTACGCCCTAACTCCTGAGCTTTCTTGTTTGCATTATCAAGAAATCGAGAGTATCGCCTATCCGTCTCATCCGTAACTTTATAGAGGTTAGTCATTGCCGTATCAACTTCATAAACTGCCGAAACCATTTGCCTGATGGTTGTAATGGTTTTCATTATCACGGCTGTAATACCAAACCACTGACCAAACTTACTGGCCTGATCCTTGATACTATCCATAAATGACCTACCCAGCTTGTTTGATCGGCGGGCAGCACCTTCAATATTCACAAACCCCTGTCGTATTTCTTCTAATCGAGCCTTGGTGATCTGAGCACTTGAATTCAACTCATTTAAATATCCGTTTATCTGAGATCCATACGCTTTGACACCCATAGTCTTTGAGTTCTTGTCAGCAAACTCCTTGATCCTGTTCGTCAAATTATATCGAGACTGCTCAGAGGCAAGCTTGGTCTCGGCAGTGGTTAACTGTTTTACCTCATTCTTGACCTTAGCCAACACCTGCTGATACTCTTTCCAGACTGCAACCTTATCCTTTTTGGTCAGATTGGTATTCAGTTTTTGACTGAGTGAAATGAGTGTTTCATAGTCCGTCTTTAGTCCGGGTGGGATGGCAGCAGTCGCCAACGAATTGTAATTTTTTGAAGCCTTGGATACATCTGAAGACACTTTACTTTGAGCAATAGCCTTATTAATTTTCTGTATTTTTTGATATTCGTCATCTAATGCCTTATTAGCGGCCCTGTTTTGAGCTGTAGCTTGTCTCTTTTCCTCGGCTCGTCTTGCTGATTCGGTGGCTTCTCGGACTCTGCCCATAGCGTTGATCAACTTGTTTTGGGCTTTATCTGCTTTTTCCGCACCAGAGACCGCTTGCTTATAAAATTCTTTAGCCCATTGATTAGCCTCTTTACTTGAGACCGCATCGCCCATCAAATGTTTTATTTCCTTGCTAAGCGTGCTCACTTGATCGCGTACACTCTTTTTCGATTTAGCAAACTCCTCTAAATCAAGAGTTGCACTAAGTTTTACTTTCTCCATTAGAAGCTGTTTTTGAATTGCTGGTATACTTTTAGCATCAAGTTTAGCTTCTAATAAAATTCTAAAATCTGAATTACTTCCCATGTTGCTCCTTTCCAGATTGACTTTTGAACAACAAAAAAGAGCCAGGATTAACCTGACTCTCTATAAAAACATTATTTAGTTAATAGGACATCGGCTTCAATATCCATGTTGTGTTTGGGTGTGGGTGCTCTTTGATAAATTGAGCAACCTCATCAATGTCCCCCTTATTTGTGTCCTCTACAATCTCTGTGTTGAGTGCATCACTCTGAATCCCGATTACTTTGATATATTCCATATTAAATACCCCCTGTTTTATGATAAGGTGAGTATATATTAGTTGGTTACAAAATAGAATCCATATGTACAAAATAGAGGTTTATATGTACAAAATCAGGACAGCATAAAATTATCCACTTCAAAATATTCTTCAATGCTTTTTCTGAAACTCTCATAGTAAGGAGGCGTAACTGGTATCTCTTCCTCGCCAATAAATACCTTGTTGTGGCTGAACGATGTAACATACACAAGGTTGACCAAATAGCTTTTATGTATACGAACAAAGTGTGGATGTATCCTTTTCACCTCGTCTTCAAATACATCCAACTTTTTATAGATTTTATACGGAAAAAATTCTCCATACTTGAGCATAAGTCTTGTGGCTCGGTGATTGAAGGTGGCATATTTTACCTCATTTAAATCAACCTTATAACCAACCTGTTTAAAACTGACTAAATAGAACCTTTTTACAGATGCATTCAATTCGGATATGACTTTTCTCAATACACTATTTACGTCATCTTGCAATAGTGGTTTAGTTAAAAACCCAGTAGGATCAGCATTTGCCACATCCATAGTATTCTTGGCGTTTGCATAAAAGGAGATAAAGATCATCTTTGTATCAGGATATGATTTCTTAATGAACCTAGATACGTTTGTTCCCCTTTCATTTTTACCGATCATTACGTCCATAAAAATGATATCGAATTTCTTCTCCTCATTAAGATATTCAATCAACTTACTGCCCAAATTAAAATACTCAATGTGCAATGGCTCCTCAAATGGATATTTCTCTATGTACTTTATTAAATCCTTGATCTCACTCTTTTTATCGTCACATATTGCTATATTCATATCTATATGATAACGCTTCGTCACGGAAAAGGGAATAGATTATTTTTGGAAGTCAGGAAGTACGAAGGCCTCTTGCTGCAAGTTCTTTGCGAAACAGAGGAACGACATTTTCTTCAGCATATTGAATAAAGTCTGTCCAGTAAAAGCCGGGACGGAAGATATCTGCAGAACCATGAAAGCCATATGATGCGAGATTAGCAACATCGTAGCCAGAGATACCAAGATAGTGCATTACACTCAGATCAATAAATACTTCAGCCGTATTTTTATCTACAAGATTGAATTTAGGAGATTTGAGGAACATATATGATCGTGTATACCATTCCGGTTTGTACATGTCATAAAACTCAGTCCGAATGTATTCTTGCAGCTTCTCAGCCAAGTGTTGTGCCACAGTTTGCAAGGCTTCTTCTTTAACACCCTCGATGTATGCCGCTATATCGGCCACTTTTGAAAATGCTTTAGCACACATATTACTTCAGCTTCAATGAAGATATCATTACCGCCAGGTCATCCGGAGAAGTAGTATTCAGTACTGCCACCAGATTCTGAAGTGCACCGCGAACATCCTCACTACTTTCATGTATTCTAATAACATATCCATACAGGATAGCCTTTGCTTTGATTTCTCTATTCTTCATTTTAATCCAATTAATAATCATATGTCTATTTCTCCTTTTGGTTCTCTTTTTTCTTCTTTTCCCGTTTACGGGCGGCACGTTGTTTCTTCACAAAATCATAGTCACACCAGCCACCATCAATTTTTGAATACGTAATCCAGCTGTAATTGACATCTGGATAATGATAACGAAACATTTTCTTTTTCAAGGTGGCAACACTATCGGGACACCCTTTAGTGTCAATCACTTCTACTGATCCATCGGAATACTGTATGACAAAATCAGCTACATAGGTTATTTCGTTAACCTTTTTATTGTTGTGTTTAAACTCCGGTTGCAGAATATACTTGCGTTGCAGTTCAAAATCAGTAATATCACCAGATTTTAATGCAGGACACACGACATCACGGTAGTATCTCATTTCAAGTTCTGAAGCAAATACAATCCCGTCATATGTGCGTTTCCGCGGATCTTTATCAACATTAAATTTACTTCTTGCTATTTCAATCACCTCATTTTTTGATATTAAGAGGCAGGAGAGTAGTTCAGTCTTTTACTCTCCAAAATAAAAAAATGCCCCTACCACATGACTGAACTTATCTGGTAGACGCATTTTAATGTTTATAAATAATGGGGGAGCAGTAATCTTCCTGACTATACTTGTTTTCTTCATCGTTCACGGTCACAGGTGTATTGTTCTGCTCATTACGTGCATTCTCTTGCACAACCGTAGTTTAGTTATCTGTTTCTGTAAAAGTCTTTTAATGTGTTAAATAGTTTATAATTCTTTTTATATTTCCATACAGTGATACCATTCTCAGTCTTCACAAATGTGTATGGTATCCCTTTATCTCTCAGAAATAACATTTCCAAGGGATTTTCACAGCGAAATTCATTGTCAAATTTCTTCGTTTCTATTACATTCACCTCTTTATCATATTTTCGTAAAAAATAGGGACACAAACTTCTTGCTGAATAACAAGTGAATTATGTCCCTATCCCTCGTTATTCATCACACACTTCTTTGTTTACCTCGGCAGCAGCCTTCCCTCTTTTTGGTTTTATCTCTGGAATATCAGCTGAAGCGGTCTTGGCAGCAACATCAAAATCTTCCTTTGAAACAACCGTATATTTATTACCAGCACGCTGTACATAAACTATATCTCCCGGCTTAGCTGCAAGTTCCCTGTTGGACAGCTGAACTTCCACACCATCAAACGAAACAACCATATTTATGGCATGACTTCGTTCTACCTTACATTCTTTGATCATTTCAATTCCTTTCATTAAAACGCCCCAATTCATTATCGGATCGGGGCGTTACCGATATTATTCAGTGATTTCAGCAATCTCCATAATGTTACCCTCTCTGTCTTCCAAGACATCAAAAGTAATCGTCAGCTCGGCCGGATCACCGTCAGAAGAGAAAGACCATTCCATATTTCTCTGAGGAGATGCTTTAAAGGCTGTAATTTTGACCGGAACCAGATTACCATTCTCGTCCTTATCCAGAGTCTCCTGAGTAATGCGGAAATCTTTTGGTACTTTTTTGTTGTTGAAGCTTACTTTCTTCACGCCGGAAGTTTTATTTACCAGATATGCTACGGTATAATCAGTACCTGACGCAATTTCAGAAGCATTGGTTGCTGTAAAGGTAGTACCAGCAGCAGTGCCATCAATTGCTTCACCACCGAATTCACCTTTTGCATAAACATATACAGTGCCAGCAATAGGCGTGTCTGGCAGAGTCAGAGAGCCCTCCGTTGAACAAGTGATATCCTCGTTAACCGGAACTACTGCAGATGTTTCGATTTCGCCGTCGCTCAGCAGAGCATAGATGCGGAATGGGTGTACCTGAAACGTCAGAGCCATGGTAGCGTCAAGCGGATTATCGAATTTGATGGCCTTTGATCCCATCTTCATTGCATATACTGGGTCGCTTGAGAAGCCTGCGGTTGTGGTATTACAAAAATCTGCGTACATCCATGGCTGGTTTGTTGCATATTCGCGAATGTCCAATTTGCAACACTGTCTGTTCGCCATATTAAGATCCATATTAATTTCCTCCTTGAAATGACACCCGTTAGGGGTGGATTGTTATTTGTTTTTCTTCATATAATCCATTGGTTTATAATCCGAAGATTTTTTGAATGAAAAAGTATTAGCTGCCATATTGTCATAATAATCATATTGCCGGGCAGCAGCATATTCCTGAAATAATATCATGAACTGATAATAAGTCAGATCCCACACATTGAGCAGGTTGATCCCGGTCTTGTTGTGGGTACAGAATTTGCGAATCATGTTATCTAAGGTGTAATTCTCGTCAACTTCCTGTTTTTGAGTCTGAGGACTATGTTGCATCATCTCATAGAGTTTGCGAGCGTATTCGTTTTTAAATTTTGGCTCTTCGCTCTCTGATTTCTTTATCCCAAGTATTTTCCTTAACTCATCACGGAAGAATTCGAAATTTTCATTGTTGATTTCTCCAACCTTGACCTTCTTACCATCATTATCCTCATAAACTAGGAAGGAAAAAAGGCATTCATCAAATATAACAGTACCTTCAGTAAAATAGCTGAGCAGATCTAATAGGAAAGCTGGAGTGCTGAGCATTAGAAGATTATAGACCGTAAATTCAGCTTGCTGTTCTTTGTTTAGGCTTTCGTAGTGCTCATAAGAACCACTGTTTTTTAAATAGTCGTACCATGATGTTGATAAGATATTCAGATACATTGAAAAGGTCTGATATTGAATGGTTCGTATATCTCTTAGCGTTGGACATTTGATATGGCCGATTCCAGAAAGATAGAAAGGCTCATTGCATAGGTAATCAAAGGGGGTATAAGTCATTAGAGTCCCCCTGCTTTAACATTGAATTCAGGAACTGTGAGAATTAGCTCTCGTCCATAGTATTTATTGTGAGGGAAGAAGTGTCTTGCACTTCTTATTTCAAAATGTCCAATGCCCACCCGTTTGTTGCTTATGTGTTCACGCAATGTCTGTTCCACCATGTCGGTCAGTATATCTATTCTGGTGCCAAGATAACCCTTATGGGTATACTCCATAATATCTCGGTGGCACTGAACCCATATTGTCAGCTCAATATTTTTAATTGTCCGGGAACCCATGCCTGATAGTGCAGATTCAACACAAATATAGCTCTGAGCCTCGGTTTGTGTGTCATCAATATATAGATATGGCCAGATATTTTTGTAAACTAATTTCTCATCATCTATGTCCGGATCGGCAGCAACCAACCCAGAGTCTGAGACTATTTTTCTGTCCATTAATATAGTGCAGATATCAGGATTAGCCAACAGAGCAGAGATGACATCAGACTTGATTAGTGGTAAATCTCTCAATACAGAATCCATAGCCACCTCCTAAAATACACCCAGAACTTGGACATCCATTTCACTATTGACCTCGCCATCCACGAGTAATTGCAATAAAAAAGAACTGCCAATGCAGCTCTCATCCACCACGCCAATAACTATTCTGTTATCCTGCTGGGAGAATATGTTTATTTTATCTTTAATGTCGCCGGTGATATTCCATGAAAAAGAAACATCGGACACACCATTACCGTCTGTATCAGTAAATGCTGCATTATACGTCTTTTGGCCCCGGCCAACCCTTATCTTATTGTCGCCGGTGATAGTCGATAAAACTGCCGTTTCAAGATCCACCTGTTTAGAAGTGGGAGAGTGGTAGTCTGCGATCCATACCTGTTCACCGGAATCGAGAGTAATTAGCTTATCATCATTCAATCGTTCTGTCTGAGTGTAAATGTAGTAGGTTACACCTTTGGTTCCGAACCTCATAGACACATTGTCCGGTCGTGTTAGTTCATAAGCCGAGGGAGATGTCAACTCATGATCCATAAACATACGCTTTCCATTCCTAAGTCTAAGTGTCTCTGAGTCAAGAGGCATATATACCATATACTGATTGGTTGCCAGCGTGATTGTATTATTACCTTTTTCGCCATTGTTATATGCAGATGCATTCATTACATATGAGGGCCGTTCGATTAATTTATTTTCTTCATCTAGCCATCTTTGAACATAGTTGCATTCGTACATTTTTCCATCAACATAAATTTCGTCATCAGCATCTGCCTCATAAACCAGCCAAGTACGATTAGACCATTCAACATAATCGCCAGCAACAATATTCTCTCCCGGAAGGGATTCAAACTCTTTGGTATGCGTTGAAGTGCTAGTATTAATTATGATATAGGTATCATTTCCATTAATTTTGACATTTTTATATGATGGATTACAGGGCGCATTTCGAAGAATGTCATTTCGCAGCCGCTCAATATTTCGATCCCGTTGAGTGGTTCCGTGAAGATTAAGTCTTGCCTTATATCTATCCATACGAATCCCTCTCTTTAAAGTACTTTTCATTAATATTCTGTAGTATCCGAATACACTTAAAGACTTCTTTTTTACAGATATCTGCGGTATAATCTTCCGATATCAAATACTGAATGGTGTTTAGTATTGTAATGAATTGAGGCTCATTCACCAATAAATGTATTAGCCTTTTATTCCCGATCAACTCTCTTTGGTAGCTTTCCAAATAGGCTTTCAGTGTAATTGAATTTTCTTCTTTCATTGGCAGTATCTTGTAGGTTTTATCAATTAAGAATTTGAAGTAGTTGCAAAAACACTCATTGGGAATAAGACCATATTCGACTTCTATCATGTTTTTAACTCCTTCATATCAGCAATACGAAAAGAGAACTCATTAGTAACACTTCGCGCTTGTTTTTGAGCTTGCTCATACCGGTTACTGATTTTTTCTAACAGGTTAGCCGGAGAAAAGAAGGAGAAGTCTTTAGTAGATAATGAATTTCTGAGATTTTCAATGTTATTTAGGTAGGGCCTCAACCAGAAGACTGACATCCACTCAATTATAATGTCAATGACTTCATCAGGAATATAGTTTTCAAAACACATTAATTCATCATCTCTTAAAGTCAAATCTACCACTGGGGCAACTACTCGATTGCATTTGGCAATAGCTTTGGACATAAGGGCCAACAAGGTCTCTGATTGTAATTGATCAGAAAGTAGCAATAAGTCAGGATCGGTAATTGTATCTTTAAATGCCATGAATACATTATCATATTCGGTTACCATGTCACATACCTCCTCTGCTAAATGCCGAATTCAATACCCAGAACGGCTTCCAGAGCTTCAATCTTACTGTTTGAATCAATTTCTTTGGCATCAATTTTTATTTTTGCCCTCGTTGCTATCGTATTTTTCATACCAGCAGAAAGAGGAGCAATCATTTTGATTATATTTTTAGGTGATTCGTCAAAGATAGAATCGATGTTTTCAGGAGTAAATACGTGCTCATAATATTGAGATACTTTTAAGAAGCTATAAATTTGAACTGCGGTGTAATCGCTGGTGTCTTCGCACACAATCCAATTATCCTGAAAGAATCTTCGGTCACTGTTTCTCATAGCTACTAACTCTGACAGCTCAACATACTCTGTAGAACCATACTCGTCCCACACAACTATATGACCAATTAGTTTTTTTGAAACATAGATGGCTCCTCCTTGTACATTACATGTCACAGGCACAACCGTATCTAATGGGATCTTCATCATTTTTTGTAAGTTATCAGCAGTGACCGCCTTATCGACAACCGGTTTTTCTGAAGACAACTTCTCTTTCAATGACTGACTATATTCAGCACGGATCTGCGCCTCAATTTCCGCGCGCATAAGAGCCTCTTTTTCTGCCTTTTTTATTTCTCTCTGTTCCTTTGTGTACGCCAAAGTGTTTCCTCCTTTTATTCATAAATAGGTCTGGAAATAGATTTTTCCAGACCTTGCTCAGTGTGATTATGAAAGCTGATAAACCCCATTGGTTTCCTTCATCACAATAGCTGTTCCGTATCTCTGACCCATTAAAAATTCCTGTGACAGATCAGCATTGTTCAGCGGATCGCCTGGAATGATAAGGGTGTCACCTTCAGTTACTAACTTAACAAATTTGTCGTCTGCACAAATAACATACAGGTCATTGCCAAGTACAAATTCAGTAGAGCCGACTTTGTGAGCATTTTTCATGGCAATGATAGGATTCTCTCCGATATGGCCATAATATCCCATGGCGTAAAGGTCTTCTTTGGCAGAGTTTGCATCTGCACCGGTAACACCAGTGATTTTTCTGACAGCCTGTTTCGAACCAAGAATAAATGCAGTCTTCCCGTCATTGGCTGCTTCAACATGATCGATTAAAGTGAGCAGTTTATTTTCCTCAAAAGAACCACTTGCTTTATAAGGGGTTGTTAAGTTGCCGAAACCGGCAACAATACCACCGTACATATCAGAGTTGATTTTTAATGCAAAGGATTTTGTGACCTTATCGATCAATTTGTTAAAATCAGTTCTGCCAGAAAGAAGGCGGTTAATCTCTTCATAAATCTTAATGCCTTTCAACTGAGCTTTAACTGGCATCTCTGTACCACCAGTGATTCGCTGTCTGCGAATTCCCTGAGTTCCCTCAGCGATATCAGCTACAATAAATAAGTTGTCATCCTCGATTTCAAAGATATTAGTATCTCCTAGTGAAAGGTTTCTAAAATCAACAAAGTCGAAGAGTGGGCAGGTATCAGGCAACCCTTCAATCACTGTTTTTGTTATAATCTCTTCGATAACAGCAAACAATCCACCACATTTGCCGTCTCGAATTGCACGATAATCAAGTTTGGTAGAACCTCCGTTTAATTCCACGAGCGCTAATTTCAGGGTCTCCATAGAGTCTGATACAGAGTAATTACCACTTGGAGTTCCTTTATACGCATCAATCGCAATCTGAACTAAGTCTTTCTTCATAATTATGTATTCCTTCCTTTCGTTAATTACATTACTTCGTATACGTTATAGGTATATCGGCCAGAGACTTCTGTACCGATGAATTTAGCCACCACATTAGAATCAACAGTTTTGTCCGCCCCAGAACCTTCGTTCCCAATAGAGAAAATGTCCCCCTTCTGAAGCATGAACACACGAATCACCTGATCAGCCTTATTTTTATAGGTATCCAGGCCATGATAGCCGGTCTCTTCGTATTCCAGTTCCGGAGTACAAACGATACCAATATAAGTATCACCGGATTCTGGAGTGGTCGCTTTGTGAACTTCGCGCTCTCCATCCAGTAGAGTACCAATCGTAACTAACTCTCCGTTTTCAATTTCAGCAGCTACATCAGATTCAAAGTATTTTGCACTTTTAATTAAGGATGGCACTTTGGTAGCACCCATATTATCTGTTCTGACAAATTTACATTTCTTTAACATTTAAAAGTCCTCTCTTTCATTTACTTGTTTAAGTAACGTTTCATTAAACCGTTATACGGTTCATTAGTGGCAGCAGGGTCTTCATTCACTGGGAATTTGGAAAAGTCTGCTTTTACTGACTCAATAGTTTTTGAATCTAGTGAGTGAAGGCCAACAATATATGTACACTCCTTGCCTAATTCCTCAAGAGAATATTTGCCAACATTCTCCTTTAGGGCAGCAAACTCGGCAGTATTACCGATTTTGGATTCAAAACGGCTGAAGACTGTTTCAGCTTCTCTTTGATTCTTATAGGCAATAAGTGAATCTACATCTTCATTTGCGGTCACGTGCGTTGCTTTGTACTCTTCATGAGTCGCTTTTAATTCTTCATAGCCCAGTCGTTCCTCATCTAACTTTCGCTTTTCATCCAAAGTCAACCACATCAGAACCATCTCTTCAAAATTGCCTGTTAGGGTTGCTGTAATAGTAGATTCATCAAACGTATAGGTGTATCGACCATAAGTGCATGTGTAATCATCTTTAGTCCAGTGGTTTCTCTCGACATATACAAATTCATCGGAAAAGTCTTTAATCCAGAAGTAGGTTTCTTCGATGTAATTACCGGATGCGTCCTTGGTAATAATTGGATCTAAGGCATTTTCAAGGGCCTGTCTTTTCTGATTGTAGGTTGCCGAAAAGGGTAAGATTTTCTTCTCTCCGAACATCCCTTCCATTTTTACCGAAAGTTCCTCTAAAGAGAGTTCTTCTATTGAAAAGTCCAGATCTTTGATGGTCTTTGCATACTTTTCAAGAATTTTTAATTTGTCATTCAATTCTGTTCCTCCTTTTATTTCTTCACTTTTCGAAAATAGGTATTTTAACTCATCTTTCATTTGCTCGATCATAACTCGGAAGTCATTATCATCAATACTGAAATCTGCTGGAATAAAGCTGGCACTTGGAAAACACGGATTAACATTGAATTTAGGATCATCTGACTTATTTAACATGCATAATGCATCAAAAGAAAAATCGATAATATTTGCATATGAATTATCTTCGGCCAGTGGCTCAGATTTACTGTACAGAATCTCCATAGAGTGATTAAATAAGTGTTCGTCATTGTAGATTGTATCGGCCAATTCGGGGTATCTGCCAATCCAAATTACAACATCACAAACTAGATACTGTGAGACGGTACCGTCTTCTTCAACAACATCTTCATATACTGGTTTCTCAGAGGGGATAGCAACACCAAAAGGGATACATTGGCTTTTTAATTTATAACCATTCGAAATATCAATTTTATAGTCGTGCCCACCCAGATACCAAGTACCGTTATCATCACACATCAGGTGTCCCACTACAGGAACATATGCTAGTGATGGGTATGCTTTGTTAACATTCTCGATGTCAAAATATGATTTGTTTTGATTTTTTCCCAGTGCCAAGACATAGCATTTTGCTTTCATGAAGCTTTCGTTCAGCTTTTCAAAAGATGTTAATTTAGATTTGAAAAGTAAAGATATATTTTTTTTGTCCAAAATTTACCTCCTTTCTCATGCTAAAAATGAAGCATGTTATTATAAAAGAAGTCCTTTGTTTCATAATTTTCATGCAGATATCGCAATAGATCTTCTGAAACAAAAAAAGCATAAACCGTTTCCGAATTTATGCTTTCCAAAACATATTTAAAACCAAGCGATATGAGCTTTTCTGCTATCGTTGGGTTTAAAACTTTAATTAGTTTGTCGTTAATATTAATCACCACCTAATACTATCGGTTCTCCGCGTTCCCATTGTTTTCTCTGCCAACTTCTGTTGAATCTTGAACAACTGCACCTTTTTCCTCTTGGGTGGGAGCACCACCTGCTTCACCAGCAGTACTTTGTATATTTGAACTAACAAGAGGTGTTGTCCATTTTTTTGATGACAAATTAAGAATGTCTTCTTCTAAATATGTCATACCAATTACCTCGCTGGGTGATAGCCCAAGAGAAGACGCATATTGCATTTTTACAGGCAACCCATATTGTGCAGCTTTAGATAATCTATTCACATGTTGATCAATATTAAAAATTGACTGGTCTGAAAATTTGATTTTAAAGCCATAGGGTAGATCCATTTTTTTTATTTTTTTATTGAATACCCGTTCAAATTGTTGTAAGAGTGAAAATGCTATTTCTTCATCCGGTTTAACAGAGAGGGTGAGTGATGAGCTACTAGTTGCTTTGGTTGATCCGAAAATAAGAGAGCTGGTACCTGAGGAAAACCAAAAACCTTCTTCAGCACTGACAACATTGTTTTTATCAGAAACCGCAGAGTTACTAAAAGAAAAATCTTGAACTTCAAATGGAGACAGGAGTAGTCCTATACCATCAGGGAGATTTTGAGCCATTTGTTCGTAATATTTTAATGCGGTTGCATATTCCATTTTAGGAACACCTTGTTCATCAACATCCATCTTGGCGGATAGGGCCTTGTAGTTGTCATTTTCGGCCTTAGCTTTCTGTAACATCTTATAGTCTTCAATATCATATACGGATAATAACAGTCCCGTAAATAATGGGAGAGAATATACCGGATCAGATTCGTCCGCTTTAATACAAATTCCATTGCTGGGTTCAAACCATCTGTTCTTAGCGTCTCCCTTTATCTTTTTTTCTTTGTTTCCCTTATACTTTTCCCAAGCAAGGACAAATTCCTCGCCATAAACTTCGAGTAAATAAGTCTTTCCATTAAAATAATCCAAATCAATAGAAGGTACAAAAGTTCCATCTTCTATTGAGGAGATTTTGGCATATTGACTGTCAAATGGTTTTATGTAAAAAGAGTCATTACTTTCGTAAGTTAGACCATAGTATACGCCATCCCGAATAGCTATTGTTATAGCTTTTGCTGCCTCCTGTCGTAAATTATATTTCTCACATTCATTAATAACAAAAAGGTATTTATTTTTGTAGTCATTTTTCTTCTTGTGTGTAAATGCTACATTTGTTGGAATCACCGTATAATTATAAAGAAGGATAGTGGAGTAGTAATCGATCAAGCGTCGATAGTGACTGGAAACAAGATATAAAAATCCGCTTAGATTCCGGATTTCTTTCTCATTTTTTTGCGGATTCTCCAGTAATGTTACTATTCTGTCTTTTGGATATTTCTTATATATGACACTTTCATTTCGACTGTTAATAAGATCTTGAACCATATTCTTTTTTAAATTGGCAAAAGAAAGACTGGCATAACGCAATAACAACTTATCTTGTTCTTCCTTTGATAATGTTTCGACTTTCATACACTGCCTCCTTTCTTATAATTTTCGTAAAACTGGCTGCTTAGACATGATGAATTTGGACGGATCAATGTATTCAGACGAAGGTCTTTCGATAATTTTACCCTTCCTCATACGAGCCAAGTACCAACAGAGGAGACCGTACACGAAAACTCTATCATCATGCATTATATTCCTTTTATCTGGAGGGAAATCGTATCTTACATTACCAGCATTAACATATTTACACATGGTAACAATTTCTGTTTTCATTAGATCGATCTGAACTAAGGCGTTTTTCTCATCGAGAGATAGGTCGTATCGATTTTCATTTCCATCGTCATCGATAGAGATGATATAATCCTTCCCCTCTGAATCTGCTGGGAATGAAACAACCCCAAGCTTAGTCATTTTTTCGGCGGCATCAAAAATTTCGTTTCGATGAGATTTGGGATCTACCAATTTCATGATATCAATTGCATCTCTAAATCTTCGGGCCGTAGCTTCATTAGCCTTATGTGATTTATCTATGACACCTTTGTGTGTTTTTCCATCCTTACCTGTCCAGTTTTCAAGCATATAATCAGAAACACCACCAATCATTTGACCACCAGATCCAGAATCACAAATAACAGCCTCAATGTTTTCATAATCGAGTTTTTTGCGAAACGATCCATTATATTCTAAAAGAAGATCTTGGAATCTTTTTACCTGATCAGGCAGAATCATAGGTGTTTTTTTCTTTGTGGAAATATCAACTAGACTTACGACATTAGCAATATTCATACACCATCCACGTTCCTCATCATCAAATAATTCTGCGATACCAATAATGCTGTTGTCATTCAATCTGGCAGAATCCCATGCGATTAGAAAAAGTCTGTTCCCAGTATCATTGGTTAACAATGGTGGATTTAATTTTGTGTGTTGCATAATTTCGCGTCTTGTTAAAATCTGTCCCTCATGTGAATCTGCGCTAAACTTATTGTATAATTCTCTTAACGCTTTATCTCGATTATCCCCCATTGCCTTATCAACCTTGTCCTGGCTAATCAATGCGGGATACTGTTCTCCATTGTATTTGGCTTTCATAACCATGTCGATATTGTAGTTACATACAAAATACTTAGGATCTCCCATGATCATTCGCTCAGAGAAGTATCGGAATTTTTTATAATATTCTGATGATGTATCTGATGCAGAGGATGCATACAATAGTTGCCGGGGAAGGCCTTTAGGTTCCAAGGTAATATCAACATTCCCACCGAGTTTAAAGTTTTCATCCTGGTTTACGAAGTTTTCAGCCTGTACAAAAAGTTCATCAGAAAACCATCCGGCCTCATCAAAACATACCAAATTGGCTCTTTTCCCTTTTATATTGGTGATATCACTGTTTAGTGTGTTTATTTCAGCACCATTAAAGAGTACGCAAGTGAATGATGCAGGATTATGGACAAAGCCATCTGAGTTAACTCCGTTCTTTTTGAGCTCATTGAAAAATACATCTGTGCAACCAGAGAATGATTCTATTTCTCTTTTAGCTATCTTTTCGACCTTCTTGTATACCTCTTTTGCCTGATCACCAGTATTTCCCAGAAAATATGTAACATGAAATGGGAATAAGAGACTTCGAGTCATCGTATATACACCTAGTTTTGTTGTTTTTCCGGCATTCCTTGATTCGAGCCATAGTACAAAATCTCTAGACCAAGAATTGTAAAAAGCGAATTTTTGAAGGTCTAGTAATTCTATTCCCATAAACCGACTTGTAAATTCAACTGGGTAAATTCGGCCCCACTGAATCACCTGGCAATATTTATCGTACGTTTCAAGTTTTCGTTGTGAGATCTCTTTCTGAGACGGTTTGTTGAATATAGTAACTGCCATTATGTCTCACCTACTTTTGGTATATCATTTGTACTTTTTAAATGCTTGATCTCGATTTTTTGCAACCTCACTTGCTCTTCAAGTTTCATGATCTTATCATGTAGAACAACAACTTCTTGAGACTGATCAGCTAGCATTTTTGCATATTCATCTGATGTGAAATTTAGTTCTTCAAATAATGCTTTAGCATTGTCGGCAGCTATTTCTTTATACGATTCAGAGAGTTTGATATCGATCAAATTTACCTTTATCTCCTCAAAACCATTTTCTCCCATCTCTTTCATGATATTTGTAAGAGTGGTGCTGCCTCGACCACCTTTGCCAGAACTTTTTGCAGATAGCCCATTTTCACTTGCAATGGAGTTGATTGCTTTTTCAAGACGGTCTTTTATTGCTGTGAGAGAGCTGATGATAGAATTATCAGGAGATTTTTTTCGTAATTCACTATTTATCAATTTATCTACATTGTCTAACTGGAGCGTGGTTTTAACCAGAGACATGACTCGTTGCATTTTGTGTGGATCTTCTAATACGTCATCAGTCAAATAGTCTGCCATCGTATTAAATAGGAATTTTCTGTTGGTATCAGTGTAATTTTCATCTTCAAAACAGTCATAGCCAACCGACTGCAGAACATAGTTTTTATTTTTGATGTCGGAGGAGTTCCATCTGATCTCACTGTTTTCTCGCATTTCATCCACTGTTTTTAACCCATCTTGCAATAAATTGATGAGAAAAGTAGTGAAGTTTTTAGCCTTGTACTGTGTCCCATTTAATAGTTTTGCATAGTTTCCTAGTGAAAAATTAGCATTATCTCTTGTTTTTTCATATAGTTCCTCTGAAAAGTACAAATCAAGGTAATGACACATGATTATGAGTGCAATTTTTTCGTCTTTATATTTATATTTATTTTCTTTATATAGTTCATTGGCACACTCAAAGCAAATGCTCGTATATAGTTCATTAGCGGTATAGAGAGGACTGGTCTTTGACATAAAAAAATTACCTTTGGGGTCATCCAGTTTTTTGCCACACCGCGTACACTTATATGTGGGAGAAGAGTGAGATTTAGTGTCATCATAGCGTTTAGTATTTGGTGCTTTTGGTTTTGTGGTGGCTATATGATCACCATCCTTTCATTCTTCAAATATCGTTGAAATGGCTGTTTAAAGCCAAAAATAAAAAGTGCCTCATCAATAAATGAGACACCTTTAGATCGTCCTAATAGGGCATTAATTTATGATTTTATGCAGTTTTCTCTGGAATGGATATAGGTTTAAAGTGTCTAGTCCCACTTGTCAATATTCAAAAATATGGGGTTAATAGAGCAGAATGAGCAATCTCGACCCTTACAAAACGAATATTGGGGTTTTTAATTACAGGTGCTTATCAACAACTTTGTCTAGCTGCGTTTTGGCATAAGATTCGACCTTGGCAAAGGTTTTTTCAACGAGATGAGAGATAAAGTCCTCGGTAAAAATGAATTTTGCCCAACGTGGAACCAGAGCATACAGCTGTTTAACTACATAATTGTGCTTGTCAGTACCGGCCTTTTTAACGTTTATGTACTCCATTTCAGCTTCAGCGATAAAACCATCTGCCTTGCTGGTTAATTCGGCACAGATATTTTTGATTTCGGCCTTTGTTTTTATATAAATGGCTACGCCGCCAAAAATAAGTAAAGCAATAAACTTTACGACTTCCAGAATCATATCAGGATTCATTAAATGCTCCTTTCTGAGCAATTGGTTTTAAACGAAAGCATCAAACGCATCGTCTTCATCGTCCCGGATGACATAATGCTTTGAGGTGGTTTCGCTAGATTCGTGACCCAGTAGTTTCTGAGCCGTCTCAAGAGACTTGTGTTCATGAACAACCAGATTGGTGGCTCTCGACTCTCTGAGTAAATGCGGATGAACTCTCCGCCCTACAATTTTTTCGAATAGGCCATTACACCAGTTATTGAATGTACCCTCACCAACCTGTGTGGTTACCCCATTCTTCTGTTTTATGACAAACATGTATGGACAATCGTCATCCCCACGTATTTCGAGCCACTTCTTCAGAACATCCATGACATCCTGCCCGAATTGCAGCTTGCGGACTTTCCCGACTTTTGATCTGCCCTTACACCTTATGTCATGCGTTTTGTACGCCACGGAGATGATTTCAGATATATTTCCATTCTCATCTCTGATTTGAACAGGTTTTTCCTGGGGAGTATATTCAACCACCTCTTTAAGCAGTTGCCGCGTCTCAGCCCTACGGCATCCGGTACTATAGGAGAATTTTAAGTAGGCTAATTTTTGCCATTCTCCAAGCTCAGTCAATCTTGTGCACAGGTTGTTATACTCGGCGGGAGTGAGTGGTTCCTTCTTGTGTACATACCCTGTCTTGATTACGACCATCTCTGAAGTGACATAGTTCCGGAACATCGGATATTCCTCTTCATAATAAGACTCGATGAATTTGTTTAACGCACTAACTGCTGATTTTTTGAATTTGATTGCAGAGTCGGACAAACCACGGTTGGTTAACCAATTCAGATATCTCAAAAACTCTTTTTTCTTAATATCAACGCAATCTTTATTCTTTAGATTTTCTTTTACCCACCAGAAATAGATTCTCAGGGCGGAAGTGTATGCAGTTTGAGTTTTTACGGAGAGGTGGGTTTGGTTACTAAGATAGTCCTGAACCATTTCTCGATTAAATGTGGACACCTCACCCCACATTTCCTCTGTCACATCATCAGATCGTTTAGCGATTTCACTCATATAAACACCCCCTTTCTTGCAAATAAAAATGACCAGTCACGTCAATGTGCGGTCACAGTTTGATTTTTTTATATAATTCTTCGATTGTCACATTCTCGCCAACAGAGATACCAGTATCTAGCAGATCGACAAGTAATCCTTCCAGCAGCTTCGCCTCATCATACGTGAGGTTGACTGTTTTTACGCTCTCATCATACATTTGATCACCCCTATTCTATTTATTTACAGCGTTTTTAAACGCTTTACCAGCTTTGAATTTAGGAGTGTTACATGCAGCAACGGTCATAGATTCTCCCGTTTTAGGATTTCGGCCCTCGCGCTCAACTCGGCGTGTTACACTGTAAGTGCCGAAGCCTGTAATGTTGATTGTTTTACCGGCAGCAGTCTCATTTTTGATTATGTTGTTATATGAATCAATCACCTCTTCGATGATTTTTTTGCTCATTCCGGTCTGAGCTGCAACCATATTGATGATATTGGGTTTATTTAGTTTTGTTTCGCTCATGTTAAGGGCTCCTTAGTTTAGTTTGATGTTATATGTAGATTCACGCCCATCATCAGGGTTGAACATCATTAATGTCTGTCCTGCTTTAGAATACAATCGTTTATCATTAGAATAATCATCAGCACCACATAACGATCTGATCAATATATTTTCAATGTCAAATGATTCAAATTCTTCGAGATGGTGTTTGTCGGCCGATACTGTATAATCGATTGTCTCACCATAAAGCCGGGAGAACAGAGTATTGACAGTAACTCCTAAATTGCGGAACTTATCCAGATCTCCATGAACACAACAAATATTGAATCCTAAAATGTTGAGTTTAGTAAACTCCTTGTATTCAGATTCGATTATTTCTACTTTGGGATTATTCTGGAATCGCTGTTTTAACCACCAGGGAATAATTTTTTCCATGTTGTCAGAGTGGATACTATCGTTCTTGTTCTGTATAGTTCTCAGATGATTTCCATAGCAGGAGTGCACTCTGATATCGTTGGTTATAACGGAAAGCTCCTGAATCATTTGGGCCATGATTTCAGCTACATGCATGAGCTGATCACAAGTATCCTCTTCTGAAGCAACTCGGCAAGATGAATGAATACCGCCGTGTGCAGCATCACCAAGTAAAACAATGGATAGCTTGCTGATTTTATTTAGTGACAAATATTCTTTGACCTTGCCTGTCAGTTTGATGACACGCTGCTTACATATATCGGTGTTATATTTGTTCCAAATGTTGTCAGTAACCATACCATAGTGCCAGTCGGCCAGAAATAAAACAGCTTCTTTTTGGTTATTGGTCTGAATGTATTGGGTGAAATCCAGTGGTCTCTCTCTATTTAGACGTTCTGCAGACTCGATCAATTTCTCTGTAAGATTGTCAGAACGAGCATCGGAGATACGCAATTTGTTATACTCCCGGCGCTGATCAAACACTTGTCTCTTGACTTTGTAAAGTTCATCTTTTTGTTGCTGAAGTTCTTTGAAGTATTTTTCTTCATTCAGGCAATTGAATACACCAGCTTCGAAATATTGTTTTGCTGTTTGATATGGCTTTCGATAAGCAGATTCCTGATAATATTTATCGTCATGTCTAAACTCTTTATTTATCAGATCTGCTAGGTCTGACCATGTCAAATCTATCATGCCAGAGTCCTTCAGCTGACCTAAGCGCCAAGTATATTGCTCTTCGTTTTCGTCTTTCTGTCTGTGTAAATCAGTATTAATAAGCCAATCCACCTTTCTTGATAAATAAATGTTAATATAGGTTTAAGATATAATAGAAATAGCAGCAGTATCAGAAGACTTTCTGATACCACTGCCAATCATGATGTGATGAAATTTATTGTCTATCCTAAGTCTCCCTTATGAGGTGGTGAAAAAACGTTTAGTTCTAAGCATAATTTGCACTTGGAAAATGACAACTCAGAACTTTTTTCGGTATTTTACTTGACACTCAAGGGTTTTTCGGCGTTATAAGTGGCTAAAACTATGATTCGATTGCCTGGTAAGAGTGGGCAATCCTTTTAAAAGGTATATCATATAGTTTGATTTCGCCAGAGGGGGCTTCTTCAAGATATGTTGCATGAGCCCGGGCATTTATAATCAATTCTATTAAATCGTCATTCTTGTGACCAAACAAAACACCGAATAGAGTTTTTGAAATATCTTTATACTCAGGCATGTCTATATACCTAACTAATGCGTACATAGTGTCGGGGTTGATTTTAATCTTTCTGATATCATGTAGTAAATCAGTCCGGTATGCTTCAGTCAAAAAATGCTTTTCAGCGGAAGAGTAGTATTCCCTGCTCCAAATGAACTGTATACCCTTAGTGGTTTCTCGACATCTCGAAACTATCATTTTTAGCTGTTTACGATTAACGGAATTAGTATTATATCCTTCAAAGTAGAAACATTTAGACAACGGGAAAAACTCAGTTGGCTTTGATTTTGATGATTTGTATTTATTGAGTATTTTTAAAACAAAATCCATTGTTGTGTGGTGATACACATATTTTTTTCTTGCGCAATTTTTATAACCCTTGGATTGTGCAATAAATCCGAGAAAGGCTGGTTTTATCATTTTTTTGTCAAAAGTATATTCCATCCACCTTTTTTTGATTTTTCTTATTTCTTTGTCAGACGATATATCGAACTCTTTTTTTGCCTTATCTATTTCTATACACGATAAAACATTTAGTATGCATATGTCATAATAGAGATCCTTCACATCTTCGTAGCAATCTATTAGCCTTTTATTTGATTTGTTTATGTACTCCCACATCATTGTATTTAGTTCTTGTGATAGATTTACAATTTCCCCGATCTTATTTTCACTGGTTTTATAATCGAGATCAGCCTTATTCTCATTTGTGTAATATCTTTGAGACTTTCTGGCTTTTACAAGATTAGCCGGAATCTTAAAAACATTATAGTTTCTCAGTGCAGCTGTAATCAGGATTTCATTATCAGTAACAATCATTTGATCTGAGTCAAAGTCAGCACCACTCAAACGCTCTAAAATGTTTTCTTTTATCGCATTTATACAGACTATTTCTGGTGTGAGATTAAAATATATATCAATCAGGTCGTGCTTCATATTTGTGGTGATAAGAATATTTGAGGTTGATATGTGTGGACTTCTGCAACCCAACAACTTCTTACCATAGGGGTAACGCCGTGTATGTATATTACCAGGAGGGAGAGAAGACTCTCCGCTAAATGCCCCTAGCGTATGTAGCAGCATCTCATATGGATTGCCGAATAAAACTGAGTAGTTTCCGTCAATTAATATGTGGCCCATTTTGAGATTTTTCAAATAGGATTTACAAGTTTCTTTTTTGAAGTCATAGAAGTACTTAGTGTTTGCGAAATCGGAAGAGATATTTAACATCTTATACACAATTTCATTCTTGTTTGTCAGGACATTATCGATTTCTGCTTCGTTATCTTGTATTTCACACTTGATATGATATTTTAGAACATCGGTGTCGGTGTTTAGGTAGTTGACATACTCCAGTGATGGGTTTAGTAATTTTTTGATCTCTGTTTCTGATAACTGCAATGTATTTAATAATTGGTAATGGGCCTGAACCATTCTCCCATCAAAGTAATGTGTTTTTTTATCGTGTTTTACAACACTAAAGGTCGAATCAATATTTGTTAACCAATCTGTAAGTGATCCAAACTTGATGTATTTAATGCTATTAGGAGTTGTAACCAGTTTTATATCTTCTATCCTTGAAGCAAAAGTGATTGACTCTGGGTGAAGTTGAGAGATGTTTGTAATATTATTATCTCGAAACCATTGTTGTAAGTTTGTATTAAAGCAACATGATTTGAAAAACCTGTTTCTCAGAAGCATCATACCATAGCAAGAGTATTTGCCCATGATACTCATATCAATTAAAGACTGACCATCAAAGATTGAATTTGATATGTTAGCAACACCTTCTCGGACGCATATGTCATTTTTATCATCCATTTCGACAATAATAGACTCTTCCTGAACATTACTGTCATAATCAGGTATAATCAGAATGTTTCTAGGATCGATATCTATGATATCAATGGCACTGCTCGTTGGCAGTGAGATATAGGATTCAAGGGCGGCTAGGTCTATACTTTGCCCATCTTGAATATCCAAACCACACATTTCCCAAGCATGAAGTGGGGGATATAGTCTCTCATCAATGAAAAGACATTTTCCTACTCTGGCAGAACCAGAAGATCTTTTAAAGCGAACATAATGTTTGCCATTACAATTAAAGCCATTTTCATATAAATATTCTCTCAGTTCTTTTTTGGTCAGTTCTACATGGATATTTTTTGCGACATAATTCCATGTCCCGTTTTCGTTTTCCTCAAATGAAAAGCCTCGTGGTAAATCAAAACTTGTTTCCTGGTGTGTGGGGACATTTGTAATTACACCAACAATAATGCCGTCGATAGTGGCGATATTATCCTTGAATATAAGTTCATCCAAAAAATACCCACTCATAACAAAAGTATTCTTCTTTAACTTATTAAAGGCCTTGCTGCTATACTCAAAGGTCACATTGATTATCTTGTCACTGTAATCTTTTCCGTTGTGCTGAAATGTAAGCGGTTCTTTTTTGGGGAGTATCTCTCTTGCTACTTCAGTGAGCTTCATTTTATCCAAACTGAAGTCGAATGAATTACGAAATCTGTTGTAATTAATATCTCCATTTTTTGTTATTAAACGATATCCTGTTTGATTCTGTTCAGCGTTGTGTGATGTATTTGCTAAATATAAATCTTTAGCATCTATACTTGGAATGTAAATGCATTTTCTTGAGTTTATGTTTCTGTCCTCCTATTCGATTATCCTGATGTTATTGCCCACCCCACTTGCAAGTCGCTTCATGGATGTAAAAAATCGGCTTCGTATATATTGACTTATTTCATTAAAGGTTGAGAGTTCTGAAAAATTTAGATATACCAAATCATAAGACTCTCCGGAGAAGATGAGCTCAAAAACACCAAATCTTGATGTCTTTTGTAATGTCCACAACCCATTAGCACAGTTGTTTATTTGCTCTTGCATTTTTATGATGAAATTTTGATATTTTTGATATAAGTTAATTAATCGAGAAAAATACTCATACAGTTGAGTGCCAATTAGATTAAAATCATTTTTGGTGTAATTAAAACACCCAACCTCATGATTTTCAAAGAGTAACCAAACACTCCTAAAGTCCGAAGATACTTTCAGATCCAAATACTCGTCAATACACAGGCCCCTTATTTGTTTCAAAGCTTCTTGATAGGCAGAATTATTCTTCAGCGCATGCTTAATCAGTAGGGCATCCCTTTTTCTGAGAGCTGTTTTTTTATTCTCTTCGTACAATAGGTGGATCTGTTTGTCTGTTATCTGATCAGAATAGAGATATGATACACCTATGCATTCTTTTATGTACTGATTATTAATATATTCATGAAATACAATTTTAAAATATAAGTCGGACAATGGCTTTTTTTCCGAAGAGCGGTGACTAATGGGGGTCAGGGACATTACGTATTCTTTTTCACATAGAGAATCCAATTCATAAAATTTATCTTGACTTCGTTGATAAGACTCAATCAATTCCTTTAATCCATCTTCGATCATGCTTTTAGATGTGAGGTTGAGAATCCCCGTAGGACACTTTAATCTTACATCCTGTTCGTCAAAACAGGTGAAGTCCTTATATTTTATTTTGTATCTACAGTGAACAATGTGGATTTGGGGAGAAATATGACTATATGTAATTTCCAACGTAGGGATATCTCTTTTGTATTCCGTTGTCAGATTATTAAGCATCTCATAAAAGGATTTATTTAGTTCTTCTTTTAGCTCAGGATATAAGTCTTGGCAACTCATTTTTTTAATGACATATTGAGCAACCCATAGTTGGTCATCATAAACTAATTTTTTATAATGCAGAAGAACATGTTCTTTGCTGATTTCCCCTAGCTTATATGAGCATAGGATCTCCCAAAATAGGTCAAGACTTCTCCAACGTTGCTTATAGTTGGCTTTGTCTTGCTCTTTCAAATATTCTTTTCTTTTAGAAACGTATGATTTTATATGACAGACTCCACCAGAATAAATTACCGAAAAGGTAGGAATCTTTTCTGTTACTTTCTTGTTGATTACATCTCGGATATCTATCTCTACAACGTCCACACCCAGTTCATCCCATTTGGGGATGTATTTCACATCCTTTTTGCTCTTATTCTTTATCTCAACAAAAAATATCTTACCTTCTTGAGTTTCAATGGTGATATCCGGACAGTAAAGTCCGAAGGTGGTAGTGTAAGAATTTTCGACTTCAATGTTCTTGGTGGTATAACATGCGTCAGAAACACAAAATACAAAATCTGGTTCAAAAAGCCAGTTCTTGCAGATGAAGTGGACGTATTCTTCTTCCCGACAGCCACCGTTATCATGGTAGAAGTGGGCTTGCATCTTATATTTCTTATTATTTGCAATAGCTCTGGGGAGCACCTTGCCTCGGCAGCACGGACAATAATATGTAGTGTCTGGAGTCGCCTCGGTTATGTGAATATATTTAGCATCTTTATCTGGTGACTCTAAAGCCACAATCAGCTGTGGTAGATGTTCATTTTCGTTTCTGTTTATTATGGTATTATCCTCCCGTCTTAAATTCCGTTACTTTCCCAGAAAGCCTCTTCTGATGAATATCCTCCACCATGTACAACCGTTTCAAGGAATACTTGATGATCCTTGGAGGCTTCAGATTGTTCATGTTCTTCTTCGAAAAACGAGTTACCCCGGTCGAAGCATCTGAACATGTGCTCATACCGCTCAATGTATTTGTCAAGACCACCATTTTCGTATATATGTGTAACCCGCCGAGCAATGGTATTTTTGATTTGTTTTGGATCAGATGTAATTTCCACCATTTGAATCTCATCTATGATATGGATCGACTTCTCGTTGATAAAGAAAGTTACGACGTAATTATTTGGAGCATTAAATCGATCTGGCTGATGATACGCAGCTGTTACGATGTATCCGTTGGGTAGAGGGATTGATATTTGGTTGCAGAAGTTGCCATAGTGTAAAGTTTCGATTTTTGTCATATTAGTGTTCCTTTCTGTTTTGAGGTTAATTTGTTAAACTGTAAATAGTGTTATGAAAAGTGGGGCGAATTTCGACTCTATATTCTGGGCGGTAAAATCCTCAATGAATATCATTGGATAGTAATTTAGGGTGATTTTCATTAATCTATTATTGTAAATCGAGGGTTAAACTTTCTTCTTTCTTCCAGCAGCAAAAGCGGCTAAGACTTTTTGTTTATGCTCCTCGCTCATCTGTCTTTTGGGCTTATTGGGATCAATCAATGAACCAGGATTGTTCTTGATCCACTTTTTAGGAATCTTGGCACAAACAGATCCGTCCAAATTCACACGGAAGTATTTGAACTCATCCTTGCGCTGCTCGTAGAGCTTCTTAATTCTGGCGATCCATTTTCTTTCGGTATATGTAACTACGGCATAATGTTCTCCGGATAACCATTCGATGCAGTTCTCATTGTTCTTATCAAAATTCTTTTCCATATATTCTCCTTTTTATTGGTTAGGTGTAGTGCTATTTTGCAGTGTAAACGTTTTTCTAACGCTAGCAGTTGCGGTTGTTCCATATCTGGGGGTATACCGGAGCAGACAGTAGAGTATTTGTTCGTCAGTTGGGTAAGCAAAATATGGTTCCTTTCCTAGCAGTTCATTATCTTCATTTGCCACGACAACGGTGAAAGTTGCCTTCAGGCCATGGTTGTCGTCAATCGCTGTGTAAGAATCGTCAATGTTATCGTAACCCTCGATGATTTCTCCGTATTTGTTCATATATTTCATGATAGTTCTCCTTTAATTTGATTGGTTGTTGCTTAGTAGTTCACAGGTCATTAGTTCAGGGATAGACTCTAAAGTGTTGTGTAGTATGTAGTAATTTTCGCGTTTCAAGAATGACTCAATAAGGCCTCGGTACGTCGACACGAAACTATTGACTTTTGAGTAATTCAGTTGTCTGATGGGAACATTGGCGATCTTATCAACGGATGGAAATCCGGTATCCTGGAGCCATGCGGAGAATTCACCGGCAGCAGGTGTGTGACTATGATTTAATATGTAATTGGTGCACTGGTCTTTGTAATATGAGATGAAGTCGTCTAAGAGTGGTTTGGCTTCATGTCTTATTTTGGAATCCCTGATCCGGCAGTTGGTAGCACATTGTTTATCAAATTTATTGGTTATTGATATTCTTCTGATATATTCTCCATTAGAGGTGCTGCCATTAAAATCATTAGCTGTGATTTCACCAGCGAAGGTTCTATGTAATTCGTTTCTGGTTGGCGGTGTTTTTGGTGAGGTGCGTGAGAGAGTGGCAGTGGTGTTTGAGTTATGATTTGGCTTCTGGTTCAATAGGTAAATCCTCCTGTTTTATGATTGATAAAATTTTTTAGCAGCATATCCATCGGATCGCAAAAAGGCAATTCCGTTTTCAAGTTCTTTCTTATAATCGTAAGACGAACCATCCAGAACGATCAGTTCATCGTTTGCTGTCTGTATTTTATAAGGGCAGACGAATATAACATCGTTGGTTCTCCACTCATTAGATACAGTTTTATAGTTGGGCAATCTATGAGAGATTAACAGGCCCAGATCTGCCAATATATCAACTGCTTTGGAGATCATTCTGGGGGCAACCCCGATAAATGTCCCCATGAGAGTATATTGTGAATAAAATATTTCGGGCTTCTCCTTCATTGATGTTGGTGAGTGCCCAGAGATATCTGATTGTCTAATCCATGTGTAGGCTCGTATGTAGGATAGGACTAATAGTACAATGCTCTTGGTTAATGGCCGGTAAGAGATGTGGCAATCCATTATTCTTTGAATCTCAAAATCATATAGGATACCAAAATTTCCATCAGGTCGAAACATCTCAGTATTCAATCGGGAAATCTCATGGTTATCTCGTTGGAACCTCTTCTCGTTGAAGTCTAATATGTATCCACTCTCATGAAACCAGCCCATACATTGAGCAATGGCTGTGAATGTATTGGGTTTTCCTTTGTTCTTATGTTTATCCCAAGTAGCAGAATATCCGCACCATCGTAATATCTGGATAGGAGAGTGATGCACTGTACCGTCCCTGGTTTCATTCATATAGAGATACAGGTAAACAGATAATCTCTTATCTGAAATTTCGTTTGCGCTCACTACCTCTTTGGGAATCTTGATAAAGTAGCGTGGGCTGATAGTATCAATGTTACTTATAATGCTGCTGATAATAAACTCCTTTCCGCCTGTAAGATGATAATTGCGAGGCCTATTTTAAAATAGCTGAAATTATATATCCACCTCCCACGGGTGGATATAATTCGAAATATTGGCAAAGTATCCACCAAAAAACACCCTGTTTTTGACAGTCCTTTTAAGAAGTAGACTGTATTATTTAATATAAGACCACTATTCGCTGCTAAAGCAGCTCATTTCTGGTGACCTTCATATCTACTTTGTTAATCATCGAATATTGTTGATCTCCTGAGTGATTGATCATCATTGTAGAGATTATATTTTGCCAGTAATGAATCAACCAGTGACTGAAATAGTTCCCTGACAGTTTTGGTGTGTTCAATTACATCCATCGTGTAACAGGTATCCAATCCATTCTTGAAACAATAATCTTCCTGCAGTTGGTTCAGGTCTAAATCCGGATATGTATTTTGAAGTTCCGTAAATAGGTGATGGAATAGTTCTTTCCGATCAATCTCAAAATAATCCATTAGTAATCGGTACTTTGGGAACATTTTGGATGTCCAGTAGGTAAATTTCTTCTTGGGGATCTGTTTCTGTTGTTGATCCATCTGGTGCCGGAGGGTGGATATATCTTGCTGCATATTGGCAGTTACATTGGTAAGATTAGTGATTGCATCGGCTAATGGCTGAAGATCCAGCTGTGTATTGGTAAATGATCCGTTTCTGTATTGAGATACAATATCCCATACCCAATCCATAAACTGGTTGGCCTTTGGTTGACGACTCCAGCGACAGATCTCCATGATTCCTCTGTCTGAGTAAAGCCTTGTTTGATAACTCTTTCCGTCAGTACTTACCAGTTTGGTAACTACTGAAAGATCATCCAATCTATCATGGTGCTTTTTATGTAGTTTGCTTAATGCAACATCCGGATCTGAATAATCCAAGGCTGATCCAATCTGTTCTCTGGTCAGAAGAATATCATCATTCATATTCCTGTAAAAATTACATGAGATATCTCCGAAGGTTTCTGTTGTGATTAATGTTAGGTTGTTGATGGTTAAATCTCCTTTCTGATGGTTGTGCTGTTTATTGATATGGTGATCCTGTTGGCGATGGAGTGTTGGTTATATGAAGTTGTCAATGTGCTGGGTAATCTCGCTCATCTATGACAATACACATTTCAAAGCAATTGATTAAAAAAATTGGAATTGATGGTTTACAATTACCGCTGTTTGTCTACCTATTCGCCAAAATAGGTATTATTAAATATGGTTGTATACTGATGATGTTTAACTCATAGTGGTATCTTACCAGATTTATTTTGCTTTGTCAATACACAATTCAAAGTAATTTTGAAAGTTTAACATGGATGTAAAATGGTCTCTTATTATTACTTCGATAAGAGGAGCAGAGAGCTTCGGTGAGATCATGTTGTTCATGGTAATATTATTTAATTTACAGGATTAATTGAGATATGTTGATTGGCCTGGACATAAGGAAAATGGATACCAGAGATACCATATTGATAAAATTGAGTGAAATTCGATAAAATGTTTAGTTCTGCGGATAATGTTAATTTTGGGTTGCATTTAATAGGTAGAAAGGTCTGAAATGAGGGGGATTTAGTTGCTTGAAAAGTAAGAAATGTTTAGTTTAAAGGATTTTCTCCGAAGACGTTGCCGAAGATTCGAAGTCGAAATTGGGGGATAATCTGTGAGTGGATCAGATGCCGCTTTAGCGTGGTGAAGTGGCTTGTTTAAACATGTAAACTACCCCCCTACCTATGAAAAATGGCTTAAACTACAAATAAAGTCGCGAAACTACTGTTTAACGACTTTTTTTACTGGTCAACCTGATTGCTTACGGCCAGGTAGATATTAATGTTGTTATACGTAGTAATCAAAACTACATGATGCGGTTATCGAGTTCGATATGTGCCGATTTAAGGTGGATCATTCTAATTCCTACACATGTAATACTTAACCACCCTTCATTTTTTCCCTTATAATGAACATATCCATCCGCCAAAACTTGTTTTGAAATGTGCATTGACAAATGAATTTCCCCATGGTAATATGTACTCAGGCAGCAAACGAGTGTTCTTTTCTCTGACAGTTGTCTACCAACATAACTACCCATCATATACATACACACATTGGTAGGGTAGTAAGCACTACATAAGCACCACACGCATTACATATTCACCGCATGTATCACCGTGACAGCATACAAACCATAATAGTAGCACTATACAGTTATCCGGTACACTTGATTGTGTTTGACCGTTGACTGTCCAACCAGTTACCATTACAGGCTTGTGTACTCTGTCTGATCTGCGATACATAGCAACCATACTGCATTACCTGTACATTACAACCTCATACACGCGCACATTCTTTATTTTTTACTCAATTGCTTTGAAATGTGCCACTACAAGCCGTTTTAACCTCTTACCCTATCAATTCCACCCTGACAGGCTTACAAGCCGTATATGGGGCGAATAACATCATTGTAGGACGTAATAACAGGATAACCGGACGGCGATCAGCACAGGACAACAAAATAAGGCAACCACATATACGTAGTTACCTGACAACTTGGTTCTTATTTATCAGCACTGGCTCGTATAAAGTTATTCAGTATCTTAATTTCAGCCGTTGTGTTGATTGCACTACACAGTGCCTTTAAATCCGATACGGTAAGTTCATTCTTCTTAAAGATATTCTGTAATTGTTGTGGACTTATACCCATCTGTTTGGCAATGTGTGTATTGGTTATTCCATTACCTTTTAGGTACAGTCTATACTCTTTAATAAACTGGTCGGTATCTATATATTGTGGTATATCTGGCAATGGTAATGGCGATCGTGATCGTGATACATTTTGCATAGTTCGCATGGTATACCTCCTTAATAATAAAATAGTATATCATTGTAGCATTTTTGTCTATAAATATCATTATACATATTTACTAAGATAAAGCAAACGAATATTGAAATACATTATGAAAATGTACTAAAATAATAAAAATATAAATAAAACTATTTACAAATGTAGTGAAATGGTTTATCATGTATTTATCAGCAACACACAACCAAATAAACCACTACATACAAGGGGGTACATATTATGACAAACATAAACAAAGCAATTGCAATTGACATACTCAATAACCTATCTGAAAGCAAAAGAACCCAGTTGAATAAAGCATTAGACATTAACCTTCACCTTACTTCGACCCGAACATTAGAGTTTGCTGCAATTCGAATTTATAAGGAAGGTTTTTATCTTAAGTTGAAAGGTGCAAGAAGCTGTTTAAACATTTGGGTTTTTGACAATGACGGCACTTTGGTGGAAGGTAGGAAACCTAAAGAATCAAAACTAAATTTTTTATACGAAGAAATGTTGAGATTTTGCGAATCCGATTTTGATATGATTTAATAATCCATAAAGGAGACCACACAATGACAATCCTAACCGCTTTACTAATCGCCACACTAACCACTACGCCGATTCAATCCATTCAATCAACCGACACCGGCGCATTGATAACCTGTATAGACGGTTCTGGTTACTACATAGGTCAGTAACTACCATAGCAGTACAGCCTAAACGGTCAGCGTTCAAGTGGGGGCAGTTCCCACATAGGCATTTAATCATATGACACAAACGGCTAAGGCTCAGCAAACTCCGATAGTGTACACGATTAATATTCCAGTATACAAAGTACCTTGACAATTTAATAGACTTTACACCCTTATCTGTGCTATAATCTACATACGAAAAACAAGGGGTGATACCATGGCATTAACACAAGATGATTTACAAGCGATTGCTCAGCTGATAAATACGAGCCTTGAGCCAATCAAAGAAGATATCAAAGATATCAAGGCTTCTCAGCGTGAGAATTCCAACATAATCCTTGCTGAACTTGACAGGGTCGAACAACGGATTAATGATCGTTTCGAAAGGAAGATTGATTTTATTCATGATCAACTCAAATCCGACATTCGCTTGTTACGTGAGGAAATCCACATTACGAAATACAGTAATGATACGGTCGCCTTACTGGTAAACAAAGTTGCTGATCTTGAAAAGCGTGTAACTGAGTTAGAAACCGCATAACTACATACGAAACCAAAGGGTGTAAAGTCTATTAAGTTGTTAAGGGCTTTACACCCTTTTTATATGTTTGATCTATGCAAGGCTGAGATAGCAAACTCATAGCAGACATTCAAGGGTAACAACTGGCTTCACAGCACCAAAAAAAAGTGGCTGACCGCTACCAACGATCAACCACTTAGGGAATACCGGATGCTTCACACACCACGATACGCCACTCAACCAATTTTCATTTTACGGCATATCAAAGATTTTATCAAGTGTGAACATTCGTTCTAAATTCCCAATGTGCAATATCCGTACCTTGAAAAGTTCATAAAAGTGTATTAGATAATTTTTATTATTAAACCATTGACATTTCAATGCTACTTAGCGATTGATCAACCTCATCTAATTTGTCACAAACATCGCTTATGCTATTGAAAACGCCTGCCCCTTTTATATCATCCAGTTTGTCATTAATGGAATCTAGTTTTTCATAAACGTCACTTATACTATTGAATAGTTCATCGCCTTGAATACTTTGCAATAATTGAACCGTTGCAAGCTGGCCTTGTAAAAGAGTGCTTAATGTTTCGTTAATACTTTCTAATAATGTAACAACTTGTTCATCCATATGTATTTCCTTCCTGATCTAAGATAAGGTAAGTATATTACATGATGGAAATAAAATCCAGTTAAAATGTCATAAAATGGCGTGAATAGCGTTATTTATGACATTATGGTATAATGGGTACAATCTCATTATAAAAAGGTAGGTGTAAGCATGATAAATACAAATCGGGAACTTGCCCAGGCGGTTCAGGAGGCAATAAAAGAATCTGGAATCAAAAAGACGGTTCTTGCTGAAAAAGTAGGATTAACAAGGCAAGGGCTTGACAAACTGCTACAAAAACAGTCTTTTTCCATTGACGATGCAAACAAAATATTAAATGTTATCCATAAAAGTGTTTCAGCTCAAATGGATGAATAAAATAAGTTTACAAAAACGAATAAAAATAGTTGACATTTGAATCGACATATGATATACTTAAGTCAAGTTAAGGAACACAAGCAATAAAAAAAGAAAAGCCGGTATCAATGGCCTAGACAACCAACCGACTTTTCCCAACCAAACTTGACAAGTCAAATTTGTATCTTCATTCTAATACATTTTTATGAACTTTTCAAGTGCGGTCTGCACAAAATTCCAAAACTTAGTTTTACCGTTACTGAGATTGAAACGTCCCACAATAGGGATAGGCCACGGCTAAAGAACATTGACAACTAAACACGGCATACATTGAAAGTCGGTTCTAAAATGCCCATATGGGGCGGTTCCGGTCAGTAGTGTAGAAGTAATCAGCCTGAAATGATTACCGGGTTTCGTGGTATCCCGTCCTATAAATAAATGAGAGAGGAAAAAAATACTACTGCATAGTGCGCGGTGCAACAATCAACGCGTTAAGGGTGAATATAGAAAAGGTATTTGCCTGACAGATTATCAATTGAATGCTTAACAATCGTTACCGCTACAAAATAAAAGCGGTATACAAATACATATCTTAATCCTGTTTGTAACAGGCCAGATCTAACGGAATTACATTCAAGTCCTATGCAGTCATAGGCAATTCCAAACAGAACGAAACACTCAGCAATGCAATCAAAATCCTGTATCTGTCCACAAAGATAAATCAGTACAGGTGATTCACGGGTTTAAAGTTTTCAATCGTTAATGAAAAGTTGCTTAACAATGTGGTGAGTTTTTCCGGCCCTGTACTGGACACTAAGCTGAAAATACAAAACGGAACGCAAGAAAATAGCGTGAAAATATCAATGGCTCAAGACAAGCAATGCCATTACAATTGTGCTTGCATTGTGTGAAAGCAGTTATCACACTTTAAAATGATTAACGCTGCCGATCATTCCAGGCATAAGGGGAATGGGTGGGAAGTACCGTAGATAATCAAGAAAAGAACTACAGACGCAATAAACCGCCATCGCAGGAACGAGTTACTTGTATACACGCTGCATAAAAGGGAACAAGAACGGCGAACCCCGGTTAAGCTGCCGTCTGGATGTCTGACGTAAACGACATAGTTTTATTATCTATCATGCAAAGAAGCACAAGAAACAAACGTGAGACGTTGTAAAAGAATCCTAACCACCGCCAAACGGGACATACGGCAAACTATTACAATTAGTCATATCCCTTGTAAAATTCAGCTTGTTTGCATGGCTACATAATAAAATGAGAAAAAGAGGTGGATATATGAATTTTCACAAAATAAGAAATATTGATAAGTCTGTATGTACGGCAGAACAAAAAATTGCTTATAATTATGCACTTAGCGATTATTTATGGGTAATGAAAAGTGATTTAGAACTGTATGAATATTTACAGAATGTCTCTGAGCGTATTAAGAATGATCGTAATATGTTCAAGTATGACATTAACGCAATAATTCATTGTCTTAGAAATGGCTTTATTGATTACTGCAAGATGAAATATCACATAGTTACCAGTTATGAAGAGATTGGAAGGATTTTTTATAGTATGTATCCGGTGAAATAGAATAAAGAAGAGGTAATCATATGAAGATTTATAACAGAAATGATGTGGAATCAACTGTAGCAAAAATGCGTAAAAGATACAAATTTCCAGAGAGTAAGAAGGAAGTCGGAAGAAAAAAGACTTCTTTTTTTTATGATCTTACAATGTTGAGTGATAACTTACCGTTGGATATTTTGAACTCAATTATTGAGCAAACGATGGAACAACATAGTACACTAAATAACTTTTGTGTCGCGTCTGCCATCAGTAAAACAGAGAGATTAAATTATTATGTTTATATTGACCTGGTTGATTATAGTGTGCGAGATTCACAAGAAAAAATGATTTATAGACTTGCACAATGCTGCGGAATTAGAGTTGCTACATTTAAGCCTAATTGTTATGGCATATTTAATATTCCGAATTCTAACAACGAATATGGATCAGTCAGACAGAGCGTAATTAATCATGTAAAAGAGATTGTTGTTGATGAAAATGCATCGTAATTCAGAGGTCGGAAAATATCCGGCCTTTTATATTGCCAAATAAGGGAGGTAAATTATATGTCAAACCTAACAGAATATCAAAACGGAATCGTGACGGCATTTGAAGACTGGACAAAACAGGGAAAGGAGTTCGTGTTTTCTGTTATTTATGATGATACAGAGCCAAGTTGCGAATATGATAAAGGGTATATCGATTTCGTAAATATGTTCTTTTCCGAGGAAAAAGCCAATGAAAAAGCTTAGATCAGTAAATCAACACACAATCTGTCAACTGACAGCAAAAGAGCAAGTAGACCGGAACACAACATCCCCATACGTAGCAGTTCTAAAAGATGAAATGGAGTTTTCAAGGGAATTACGTGACATTGATTGGGAAGCGGATAGTTTAGAGGAACTGGTTGAATGGTGTAAACATTATTGAAGGAGGAACTATGAAAAAAGAATATACAGTTGAAAAAGTAACAGAGACAAGATCGCTTTACACCTTTTCAGAAGTAAACGGAAAAAGCGAAAAAATTGTAATTGAACTTTTAGAATGTACGAATTCCAAAAGTAAAAAATCGCTTCCTTGTTTGTGGGTTAAACATGGCTTTATAGATCGTATTTTAGATACATATCTGTGTGTGAATACTTACGTGACTGATAAAAACGGAAACTGTGCTATGCAATACAATCCACAAATTAAGGCAGGAAAAATAAACTTTGAGTGGATGTTTGAAGTATCAGAAGACAATAAACAACGGCTCATTGACGAAATTTTCAGACTTGCCAATACAACAGATCAATTTTAAAGGGGGAAACTGAGATGATCAGAATTTATATTACAAATTTAGGGAAATACAACGAAGGTATATTAATGGGCGAATGGGTAACATTACCAGCCGATGAGGATACACTAGAAGGGGTATACGCAAGAATCGGGATCAATGAGCAATATGAGGAAATCTTTATTACAGATTCTGAAACAGATATTGATTACTTGGAAATTGAGGAATTCACCAGCATTGATTATCTGAATGAAATAGCTGAACAAACTGACCTTTTTGATGAATACGAGTTATGGGCATTGTCAGCTTTTTTAATGAATGGCAAAAAACTGGATAGTGCAATTGAAAGCGTTAATGATGGAGAATATACCATATATGAAGGTTGTAGCGATATGACAGACGTCGCCTACCATCTGGTAGACGAATTGGATATGTTATCAAATTGCCCTGAAAATCTGGCAAGATATTTCGATTATGAAGCATTTGGCCGGGATATTGGCATAGAAGGTTCATACTATCAAGTTAATGGCTGCATGGTGGAATTACATTAAATAATAAATAACCAGAAGCACAGACAATTCCGTCCGGTGCTTATTTTATTGGATGAAATTTGGATTTTAACATAGTAGAAAGTAGGTGGATTATGGAAGGATGGACAGTTATCACTTATGACCGGCACGGAAACCGGTCAAAGGAGATCAAAGAGGAGACGGAACTAGAATGTGCTAAAGTATGTGTTGCCCAACTAAGAATGGGATACCCAGCACCGACTGTCTGGTTTAACGGTGAGCGTGTTTTTGGATATTGATGCAAGGTTTATATCTGTCATAGGATATGAACCTATTTTATTGAACACAAAGGAGTATAGCTATATGAAACAAACATTTGAAGTAGAAAATAACAATCTGTTTATCAGACAGTTGCCGGGATCCGTACAAGATCAGATCAGGCGCGATCTGGAGACATATGCCAAAGAGACGGGCGAAGATGTTCCGGTAATTGATCCGGAAACAGGCGATTACCTGCCTATGTCGGATCGCTTCTGTTGGATAGAGGAAATATACCATGAACCAGAGGAGGATGAAGAATTATGTTGAATAAGAAGCAAAAGGCAATACTGAGAGCCTACGGAAAAGCACAGTTATCACTAATGTCTCATGCGGTTGCCATTTTGGACTATGACGATGGAGAAGAGGATTATTTGGCATTGTCCTGTATTGAATTGTTTAAGAATTATAGACAGAACAAGGGGCTGCGTATCGTCAATTGGCAACATCCACACACTAGCCCTTGTTGGAGTAATTACGGTATTGGTGACAATGATTTTTCGGACTACATGCACAGGCGATTCCCATTATTGTATCCGGATACCTACAACAATGAAAACTAAATTTCGTAAGGAGATGTTGGAATGACTGAAAGAGAGCGAGATAAATGCAAAATATTAGTAAATGAGGCCATTCAATCTGCGCGTTCAGCTAAAGCAGATTTTGAACAATGTAAAACAAGAATGGCAACAGATTCACTGTCCTTGGAAACTATTGAGAAACGAGGTTTGACACAGTACAACTATGCAGATGGCATATATCATGCATTGACTGTCATTGGGTTCAACCATCCGTATGTAGATGAGTTGAAAAAGCTGCTTTGATAATACGATAAAACAACTATTTCAGTGGGGCGAAGATGAGTTGAATAGTTGTTGTGTAATAATTACACAATGATAGTGTTGACTATTGCGCAATAAGTGTGTATAATAAGTGTGTAAGGGGGCATACTAATGAAACAACGAGATTTTGTTAAGAAACTTGAAGATGGTGGGTTTATCTTTGAGAGACATGGTGGCAACCATGACATTTATGTTAGGGGAGCGGAACGCGAGGAAGTCCCAAGGCATAAGGAAATTGATGAACGATTAGCTAAAGCAGTTTTGCGGAGACGGGGATTATTATAATCCCTTATCTCTGTAATTATGATAAATATTGTGATACATATTGTTGAAGGAATGGAGGAAATAAACGTGAAAAATGTATATCCAGTTTTTTTTACAGTGACCGATACTAATATTTTAGTAGAAGTACCAGACTTGGAAATACTTACTGAAGGAACAGATATGAATAATGCTATTATTATGGCTAGAGATGCAATTGAATTAAAATGTGTTTCTATGGAAGATGCAAAAGAAGAAATTCCGGAACCGTCTGATATATCTTCATTAGATGAAAGTAAAGGTACCTTTTCAGAGGAAGGAAAAACATATGTGTCATTGGTTGATGTTGATTCGGCAGAGTATAGGAGAAAAATTGACACAAAAACAGTTAGAAGAAATGTTGCTTTGCCGAGCTGGCTAAATTATGAAGCAGAACATGCGGGAATCAATGTTTCTAGAGTTTTGCAAGATGCATTAATGAAAACGTTAGGTGTTAAGCGAATTTAAAAATGTTAAAGCAGTCTGAAAAGGGCTGCTTTTTTGATGGAAACTATATGAAATGATTATTGTAGAAAGGAAAGGTTATGAAAAAATATAAAGGCAGTAGAGGTTTTGATGAAATTTGCGGTGAAATGACAAGCAAAGGATTAAGGGTGGACAGAACTGATTTCGACAAAGGTGGGGACTTTGTGTATTTCAAAGGGGCATGGCATGGGAATCCGTGGACAATCATGTATAACACATTCAACGGGCAGTTTTTTGTGTTTAATGGTTTTACGGGAGAACAAGTTGCTACACATATGAGTACGGAACTTGATGACGAACCGTGGTATGTAGACCTGATGAATACACTTTATGAAAAGGAAAGTGCGGTAAATTAACTATTTGAAGGAGGTTGAAAAGATGGCTGCAAAAGGGTATTGCGGAAACTTTTGTGCAAAATGCAGTGTAGACTGTTATTTAGATGGGAAGATACCTTGTTCTCCGGACTGTAAAAACTTAACAGAGGATGGGAAGATCCTTGTTAGTAATTGCTTAGCGGACAGCTGCGAAGAGGTTAGATACATATTTGATATGATCGGCAGCACAGATGCTGAAATAATTGAGAGGTACGGAGCCGTGGCAGAGTACCCATACACGTTGAAATAATTCTTTCAGAGGAGAAAATAACATGATTGAAAATTTGAGTCAGTTTAAAAACGCTTTAAAAGAAGGTAAACAATACAAAATTATCAATCACAGGGTTGAAAAATTCATAGGGCAAATGAGACAGGCAAATGTTATTCAAACAAACGGTTGCTACTTGGTTATTCCTGGAGAACCGGAACATGAAATATCATTGTTAAATGGCAAAAGGGGGTCATGGTTAGACTATGGGAAAGCGTCACAATGGGAATTTAGTGATGGAAAGTGTCGCTTGTATACCACAAGTGAAAAAGAATTTATGATTATGGAACTTGAATTTTTATAAATAAAACTATCCATTTATAGTAACCATTGTATAGGGGTACATTTGAGCGTTAATAAACTATTGAGCGGAGGTAATCAGAATGGGATATTATACTAATTTTAATTTGACAACCATAGGAAATTCAGATATTGCTGAAATTTTGGCTCAGATACCAGAGGAAGAATTTGAAGATAAATTCTATGCAATTGATGAATGCGGAGATTGTAACTGTGAAGCAAAATGGTATGAACATGAAACCGATATTCGTGAATTATCACTTAAGTTTCCAGAAGTTGTTTTTGTTCTATCTGGCGAAGGTGAAGAAAAAGACGACATTTGGAAAAAGTATTTTCAAAATGGCAAGATGCAAGTGTGTCGGGCAGAGATATTATTTCCGGTTTATGATGAGAAATTATTAAAATAATAAGCAGAATGAAATTGTAATTCTATAGAGAAGGAGTAAGAGAATCTATGGATTGTGTAATTCTCACAGCACTAAAAGGTGTCAACAAAGAGAGAAAAGCCATATTGAAAGGATCAAGTTCAATCCTCTACACATCCAAACACTATTTGGGGAATTTTATTGAAACAGAGGTTATAAAAAGCAACGGTGTTTTTTATAAAATATCAGCTACAAACAAGCACTTAACAGAATTTACAGAAGTCTAAAAACGGTCAAATTTTAGAAAGAGAGGATTTATCATGGTTAATTTAACAAAAAAAGCTACAGCGGAAACACTTGAAACAAGAATTGCAAAGAGATTGGAAAAGCAGAACAGACTAATTCGACTGATATTACCTAAAAGGGCGGTGAAATAGTATGGAAATTAGTAGAATGCTAACATTATCAACCGCCCATATATCGAAAGAAACAGCCGATAAACTAGGGGATCAGAATTCGATATCTTTATGGATTTATGATAAAGTCGGTTACGGATGGTTTATCTATATTCCAGACGAACATGATTTATCTACTGATATCCCTGATGATCTGTTGATTGTAGTGCAGTTTGCAAAACAAATGGATATTGGAATAGTGTGTCTGGATTGTGACGGAAATACATTAGATCAGCTGCCGACATATGATTGGTAAGGGGGGATAATGAACAATTACATAAAACAAAAACTCTTAGGGGTTGCCCTGATAATACTATCAGTCGCAAGTCCTTTTTTATTGGAAGGAGATATTACGGCACTTGTTTTCTGTAGTTTATTTGGTGTCGGTGCAATCGTATCATAATTACATATTGTTGACAGTTAGAAGGCATTACAAGACCTGTGCTCTGTAGTGTCTTTTATAGTGTTAATAAACAAGAACGATGGAGGAAATGAGTATGAATACCTGTGTATCAATTGACTGTCCTTTTATGCGCTATTGCAAACACTACAATTTTCTTGTAGATAGAGGCGATAACTGTGCAATTCAAGAGGATATTTTGAGAAGAGCAAAGGAATACGAGAGATGTAAAAGAAAAATGGAAAGAGAAATAAGCAAGATGCTTGGAAACGAAGATGTACTGTGAATAAATAAAAGTGATATTTCAAGAAAGGATGGAAGATAATGGATAGCTACAGGATCTGCAGAACATATTTTAAATTTGATGGTGCCATCATTAATGGATGGCAAATTTGCCTAGAAAGAGGAACCGTTGTTTTATACACTTATACGGCTTGTAAATCTCTGGGGAATTGGCAAGAGTTCATGCGACATAGTGACATTGATCAGGTTATTAAGTATCTTGAAGGTTGTCTTTCCCATTATGATGATATGGAATCAAGTCAAATTTCAGCGCGGGCTTCACGTTGGATTAAATGCGAAAAAGATTGGCAAAAAAGAACTTTGGAAGAAGTTGTGAAATATAGTATTAGAACAAAAAAATGATGAGATTTTCATGAGTTTATAAAAATAGATGATATAATTGGTTTAACAACTTCATCACGAGGAGGATCTTAAATGCCCAAACTAACAATAGAATATGATTTAAAAGATGTTACCCCCGCGTTCGCTGTAGAAGTGATCATTGCGTCTTGCGAGTGTAACATGGATCTGGTGTCAAAAATCACATATGGTGAGGATTTGGATTACGATAGAGACGGCGGTTTCTATATGTCAAAGGAAATAAAACAGGCAAAGGGATATAAAGCGTTACGCAATTTATTGGAAATTGATTAAGGGAAGGTGATAAAAATCATCTTCCTTTTTTGATGGATGAAAGCATGATTTCAGAAAGGAGTTTGAATAATAATGAGCAAATATATATTATATGGAACTAAACTTATCGCTAACGATAACACCCTGAGAGATTTTGCACAGTGCGTTTACGAATCCTGTCCTCTTGAGACTGTATTAGATAATGAAGATGAGCGAACTGATTTTATAATGCAATGTGTGAATGACATATTGTCAGACGACTTGAGCCGCACTGATATAAATTATGAAAAATTACTCTTTAGGTATCGTGATGAACTGGGAGATTTATTCTTTCGTATGTGGGAGAGAGAGATTTGTGTTAGTCAACCTGAATTTACGGGAGAAAAAGCAAAGCCGTTTTTTAATGAAGTTGTATATTATTATATTCTTCTTCATTTCGAGGAGTTCTCTGGTGAAATACATAAAAATAACTGCAATGATCATCAAAATGAAGAACCATTAAAACAGTATTATGTGTCATATAGCGGTGGTCATATTGTAACTGCTAAAGATGATGATGAAGCTTGTGAGTTTGCAATGGATGAGATAAGTCTTGACGATGTAAATGCTTATCTCATGAATGATGATGGCACAGTTCAACAATAAGTGATGAAAAACACATTTTAAAAGGAGACGGTGATGAGAGTAGAATATACAACAAAAGAGGTAAAAGTTCCAGTTTATATTGCAGATGACGAAACCCCATTTGCCGAAGAATGGCAATGCGAACAACATGAACGAGATAAACGGATAGATGAACTGAATGATCTGATACATAAGCTGTTAGTTATATGTAGCGATAGTCACAATCCTTGTGATGGGGGATATTATCCGGATAAATTCTACAATTGTTGGTATCGGGTGAAAACTATTGAGGAGATAGGATATTTAAATGAACTCTACCACACCGATGTTGTTGTAGATAATTTGCCAGAATACGTAAATCTCAATTTTCACAGTGATGGTGAGGTATATGACTGGAGAACCCTGACTGACTGCATGAATTATGTCAAAGAGTTCTTTGGCGGTAGATTGGGAATCGATGTTGATTTTAAGAAAAGGGAAGGTGAATAAATGGGCACTGGTTTGGCAATTAAGGATATTGAATTTAATGGAGCAGTATTGAAAGCAGCCCAAGATATACATAATAAAATTTGGGTAGGTGTGTCATATATTTGCAATGGACTAGGATTATCTAAGTCACAGAAGGATACACAGATTCAAAAAATACAGTCGGATGAGTTGTTATCTGAGGGGTGCTTGAAATTTCAAGCAGGGGTGTTTGATGCTAATAACGAAACTCTTTCACTAGAGTTGGATTATTTACCAGCGTGGCTATTCAAGATTAATATAACACCAAAGATGAGGCAGGAAAATCCGGAATTAGCAGAACGATTGAAAACATATCAGCTAAAGGCTAAGGATGTGTTGGCTGAAGCATTTTTGAGAAAAGAGAAGCAAGTACCGGCAGCAGGACGGCAGTCAATTCAATTGGAGTTACCTGAATATCCGAATTATGAAACGGATTTTCAGAGCCTAAATCAGAAAATTGATAAACTGTATTCTGATATGGGGGTCTTTGTCAACGTGATGTTAGAATGGAAAAAAACATTTGACAATGCGCCAAAGGCTATTGATAGTGTGATTCAGGAAGCCAGTGAGGTCATGATGGGATTGTCTGCTGGAGAATTGATCAATGACTGTAGAAATTGGAAAGCTCGGATGTACCGGATGATGGATCAGTTGATAAAGTTAGATCCACAATTCCGGAGTAGAGAATCCGTTCTGTATTACATGTATGACTTTATAAACCGCAAGTATGGAATTGTGTGGGATCAGGAACGAAGAGATTATAAGGAAAAATATGCTTGCGAACGGCTACCATCCAAAATTGATGTTGTCTATGACAATGAGATGTATAAATCAATGTTTGAAACAATACTATTTGATCTGGTAGAAAATACAAAGCTTGCCAAAACGGTTGATTTGAGTGATCGAGATATTGATCAGATAATAGCGCCCCTGGTTGCAAAAAGAGGCGACAAAAGCAAATATGGATGTGCTACATACCGAATTGTATATGCTCATATGCAGAAGGAATATAAAGTAGGGTGGAAACATTACCGATCAAGATATATCCGGGAGCATGGTGTTGAGCCATCAAAGAAGGATATGATTGCTAACAAGGAAAGACTGGTTAAGCTTTTTAGAAGCTCAGTAAGTGATCTTTTGTCCGAGTAGTATGAAAACACGATTTTATATTAGTTGATTATGATTGCATTTTTGGAAAGCAATCAAAATTGGTTGCAATAAAGTGAGACTTTTATATCTTAGAAGAATAAATAAAAAAGAAGAGGAGAAATATATGCAGATTAGTGTTGAAGCGAAAGATGTAAAAAATGAGAATGGAAAGTTTGTCATTGAAATTGATTCGGCTGTTGTTAGTAAAATTTTAGGATTGTCAAAGACCAGGCTATCAGAGATTAGGCCAGGGCGAATTATTAAGGATTTGATAAATGTCGAGTACATAGTTTTGGAGCATTATAACAATACCTTAACAAGGGTTATTCGTAAAGATCTGCTGCCGGATTACAAAGTTTTCGATAATAAAAGTAATAATTTTGCGACCTCAGATATAAGAGACTATTTGAATGGCGATTATTTTGAAAGTGAAATTGTTCCTGGCTTTGGAAGAGACAATGTTATTCCTCATAATATTGACTTGCTGTCTTTAGATGGTTTTGACGATTACGGTATTTGTACTGTAAATGTTGGGCTGCTGACAGTTGACGACTACCGGAAATATCACAAGAGATTCCTGACAGAAGATATGAATAAATGGTGGTGGCTAGCAACTCCAGACTCAACTTCTTCCGGTTATGGCGGCCGCTGTGTCCGGTACGTCAACAGCTGCGGCTGGGTCGACTACAGTGACTATGACTGCGGCAAGGGTGTGCGCCCGATTTTTATCTTAAAATCTAATATCTTTGTATCTCTGGTTGAGGAGTAGAACGAAGCCAGTAACAAAGGCTGCAAAGGCAGCTAGAATGGATTTGAAACACGAGATTCAAAGTGAAAAAAAGAAAAGGAGTTGGAAATAATGATCCAGGGAATTTGTTTTAAGGACGAAAGATTTGATAAAAAGAACAATACACTGTTTGAGTTGACTAATAATACCATTATTCTATGTGACAGAGTAGATATCAAAAGTACTCTGTTTAGAGACGTGTTGAAAATATGCCAAGGGGAGCGCGAATTATCCACGGAGATAGATTATTGGACGAATCATGATAAGAAGCCTGAGATTTCGAAGATGGAAGTATCTTACCTTCCAACTTCCGTGTTTTATGTAGATGAATTACAGCGGATTTGCATTACAAATGAAATGCCATGTATTCTACAAGCAAAAGAAATCAAAGATTTGTGGTTTGCTGTTAATGGTAAAGATGGTTTCATCAATGTCTATCCGCTAACAAGTTTTGAGAAATCAGATGAAATCTGGGACAGAGGAATTTGGGAGGTGTATCGTTGGGTAGCTAATGGAAGGTATGGTGGTGATTTTCATTATTGTAGTCAACTAAATTAATTTTTAGCGGGCTAAATCATATTGCCAACAGTGGCAAAACGATATAAACATACAAACATAGTGAAATTTTTAAAGGAGATTGATATGAACTTTTATGTAGAAACCTTGTTAAATATTGGAATTCATCACGATGAGGAAGGAGTAGAATAATATGGGGGAAATTATTGGATTTGTTGGTTGTGCGGGCTTTGCAGCATTTGCATTTTTTATATTGGTTGTTTTAGCTGACACGGCAACGACAAAAAATCAACTGGAAATACCAGAGTACAAGGAACGTAAAGAGCCGAAGCCTGAATAGGCTTCTTTTTTATTGGAGGGAAAGTATGTATGAAATCGTATCTAGTTTTATGGTGGCCGGAGTCTTGTGGTGTTGTATCCGGAATGAAAGATCTGTTTCAGCGATACCCGTAGATGATTACAACCGAATCGTCAGGGATCGGAAAAGAAGTGAAATGTCTCAGAGGAGGTGCGGAATATGAAAATCCACACAGTATATGTATGTGAGCAATGTGCCTTTGAGAGTAGATCTTTTGAGGAGATGGAGGAACATGAGTCTATTCACTTAGGTTTGACTGTAAGAGAAATGCGCAGCTATATGAGTAAAAAATCATTCGTTACTTGGGCGGAGCAATATGCTAAAGATTTAGGCCAAAATAGCAATGATCCTAAGTATACCAGGATAAGGCAAGTGCATATGACGGCTATAGCAGCCCTTCAAAAATTTGAAAAGGTACATGGTTTGGCAGTCACGGAGCATAAATCCATATAAAAGTAAAGTTTTTATTATGGTAAAGACTTTTGAGATAGAGGGCAAAGATGTGAGAATGTTTTTATAAGAGGTGATTTTGTGAGTAAGTCAATCAAGGGCAAGATACTAGATAATATACTTGTGACGATGATGGATTACATAGATACCGATACACTCCACATGTTAGGGAGAGTAATCACAGATGAACTGATAGCGGTTAATGTGGAAGCAATTACTACGCTACCAGCAGAATATAAAAACACGGTTCAGGAAAAGAACAAATATGTTATTCAGTTGTTTCTAATTCGAAAGAAAAATCTTAAGCCAAAAACAAAGGAAGGCTATTTGAATGCCATTAAGCGGTTGATAACGTCGATCAATTATAAACCATTGGATGCCATGGATGAGAACGATATTGACTGGTATTTAACAGCGTACGAACGCAGAAATGTATCTTCAGGTGGCAGAATTAACAAACCAGCTACGGTTAATAATGAGCGACATTATCTATCAGCGTTTTTCAGTTGGATGAGAAGGGCTAAATTAATATCTGACAATCCGGTGGATGGCATTGAGCCGATAAAGGTGGTTCAGCCACCGATTGATTATTATACAGCAGAAGAAATGGCACAAATGCGAGATGCATGTAGAAATATCCGAGAGAGGGCCATATTGGAAACATTTCGGTCAACTGGAGCCAGAGTCGGGGAAGTTTCTGAAATTAGACGAGATCAGGTAAATATGGATACTGGGGACATCCTGATCCTGAGTAAAAAAAGTGAATTGTATCGGATGATTTATCTGGATGAGGATGCAAGGCATTATTACCGGCTATACCTTGAAAATCGATCCGATGACAGTCCTTATATGTTTGTTGGGTGTAGGGCGCCACATAGTAAATTGAGCACAGATGCGTACCGAGGGATTTTCAAGGAGATTGGACTGCGGGCTGGAATAAAGACTAGAGTATACCCACATAAAATGAGGAAAACGCTGGGAATGGGATTGAAAAACAAAGGTTGTGATCTGGGTACAATACAGGAGATTCTGGGACATAAGAATCCTATGGTGACAGCAATGTATTATGCACAAAGTACGCCAGACACATTGCGTCAGGTTCGATCAAGAGTTTTGTAACAAAAATTAATTAAGATTGATTGGAGAAATAGAAATGTTTTTCGGAAGAAAAAAGGCAGATTATGAGTTCCACAAGTTGGGGTACAATATAGCGTTTGTAGACGAAGAAGAACGCAAACACACAGGGGAGATCCTGTACGATTCAGATCATTTTGTCAGATATTCAAGATTTGATCATGATTACAAATATGTGCATTACATAGACTTATGCCATAAGAAATCTGGCAAGCACATCATACAATCGTATTCAGAAGATGGATATGTGGTTGGACTTGAGCCAAAACTTGCACTCTTGGCCATTCGAAAGATGAAAGAAAAGCGGTGGATTTAACTAAATAAATTAAGATTGGAGGGGTGACAGATGAAGATTATAAGACGTAAAAATCATGAATGGGCAAAGGATAAAAACGGGAAAGTAAATGAATTTGCAAGCAGTTATGAATATTGCAACGGTCCTCGGTGTATCCATTGTTATCACTCATTTTGTGTCAATTGTAATCCCGATGGTTACAGTGATGCAGAAAAGGTGCCTTGTGAAAAACATGTGTGTCAAGATTGTGGTGATAGCGTAAGCGTAACAGACAAGTTTTGCAGAAAATGCGGTGCAGATTTAGCGGAAAAAATTATTGAGGAAATGGATTGAGCAAATTAATTTTAGGAGGTAAAGCTTGTGTTAAAACCAGCACAGTCCTACAAAGAGGAACTGCTAAAAGAAATAGTAAACATGTGGTATGGTGAAAAAACCATGTACTGGAATAGTTCCTCGCATGATTCGATTATCTCATTATCAGAGGATAATTACTGGAGCCATCAGCTTGTGAGTGTAGATGTTAAAGGTGTATTGCAAGGGTACATTACATATGAGGTTGACAGAGTTGCGAATAAGGCCAGCGGTTTTGGTATCATAAGTTTTAATCGAAATCCTATGATATTTGCTGCTGATATAAAACAGGCAGTAATAGATATATTTATAAAATTCGGTTTTTCAAAGATTGAATTTTTTGCATATGCTGACAATCCGGCAATCAAAACTTACCGAAAGTTTATTGTTAAATATGGCGGTCGGGAAATAGGCGAATATAAGCGTACCGCAAGGCTGCAGGATGGCAAGTGGCATGATGGCGTTATGTTTGAACTGTTTCGTGAAGATTTCAAGCAACAAAATTTTGATTTGGACAATTAGTTTTAAGGAGTAAGACATGGATACATATACGATTATAGTTAGGGATGTTAAAAAGGATTGTGATAGAGCAATCGGATACGAAGATGGCAGTGATCTATTGGATGCACTGGACTGGCTGCCAGATAACAACGAACTGTTAGCAGTATTGTATAACGGCAAGTATCTTGAGGTGAGAACGTGGGAAGAGTTACGGAAGCACGTTTCGGGATAATTAAGATTCTGGAGGTAAAAGATGAATATCGCAAGAGATGCATACGAACGACATGTTTTAGCAGCTTTTTCAGCTGGGATGAATGCGGGTTATGGAATTGAGCACACAAATATCGAAGAAGAGGAAAAAGTTGCAATTGAGAAATATGCAGAACAACAAGGATTTAAACGAAAATCAGCAAATTAAATTTTAATGGAGGGTGAGAATGGGTGAACGATAATAAGTATTGCAATTGTCTTGTGGTGGCGCTACTGATGCGCATCAAATATGGGTATACAATTTTCTATGTTAAACCTAAAAAGAAAGACGGGTTGCCGCATTTTATTTGGTGGAACTACGATATAAAAAGTTATCAGCACTTTACTTTTGATTTTAAATATAAACACTGGTATAGACTGCTGTGGTTTAAGGGGCATGTTGATGTGTTTCCGACAGCGTTTTTTGAGAGTGTCAAAGCAGTGAAACTATTTTAGTAAATTAAGATTTAACGGAGGGAACGATATGGATTATAGAGACAGGCGGTGCCCGCACTGCGGACGGACAAATGGGTTATATACAAAATATACTTAC